TTAGCTCAAACAATTGAACCTCCAATGAACGCTAGTGAATTTGAGTGGTTACGTTGGGCAGTTATTGTGTTAGTAGGAATTGTAATATCTGGAAGTGGAGTACTTTTTGCGTATATGAAGAAATCGCACAGCGACAGAATTATTGATAAGGAAGCACAAATTACACAACTTTCTACTCTTCTTTCTGCTGAAACTGATAAAAATAAACAATTACAGGTTGAAAAAGATGCATTGCACCGAGATATTCAGGAAAAGGTAATTCCAGCAATTACTACTGCAACTAATATGATTCAAGCTCTAATAAGTCCAAAATAATGGAATTACTAACTACTCCGGAATTACGAAATGCAATAAGCACAGCATGTAGCTCATTAGAGACTAGTGTGCATGCATTTAAGATATTATGTGCAAAATCAAATTATCAAGAAAAAGTGGTAGAATTAACGAAGGATTGGAAAGAAATTTTTCCTGATATAATGGCAAAGGTTATATTTCCTGATAAATCAACCGGTAATAAGCAAATTATGCTAAAGGCTAAAGCTGGATCTACTGTCGATCTACATAAAATGGTTCCTACTAGATTTATTTATGTAATATATGGAGAGCAGCATATGGAAACTGGCATAATAGTATATGAAGATGAAGTAATTGGTGTTAAATCGCTTGAAGAGACTTCTATGTTTTATCCAGTCGATACTAAAATAATAATGGATATAAGCAATGACGACTAACGATGAAATTAGAGCTTCATTAGACTTTAGTATTCTTGGATTAAATTCTAAACTTGAGGTATTTTCTCATGTTGCAAATATGCTTAAAGTTTTTGATGAGCCTCGTTTTCCATTATGTATCGGTTATTCTGATTCAACGTATAAGTGGAAATGGGTAAATCAAACCTTCGCTAATTTATTAGGATATGAAAAGGAATATATTTATACTCATCCTTGGACAGACTTTATAGAAGAAGGAGAATCTGAACGAGTTTTAGCTATGTATAAAGAAAAAGAAAAAAATGGAGAAAAATTCGAACAATATACCATTACTCATAAAAAAGCAGATGGAACTAATATATTATTGTCGTGGTACACTAGTGATATAGATAAAAACGGTCTTATTTTTTGTACTGCATCTATACCTAGTAAATATTAATCTAAATCATCCTTGTCTAGGATCTTTAGCATATCAGGAACATATGTTTCCTCCCAATGTAGAAGAACATCATCTAATGCATCAACTACATCAAGAGTTATCTGAATATTCTCATCCTCAGATCTAGTACTAGTCATTATTTGATTTCGAATAGCATCCAGCTTAGCAAACGCTTCTTTCTCTAATTTCTTTAGGACTTGTACCCCACTTTGATTTCCTTTGTCACTCATATGTAATGTAGTAATTCTTTGGAATAAATAAACTAAATTCAGACGAATAAAAAAACTTTATACAATGGAAGGACGAATTAGAATAAAAAGACTAACAGAGCAGGAAGATATTTCTGACGAAGATATACAAGAACTAGGATTGCAGCCATCAGTAGCTGATCTAGGAGACATAGATACACAATTGCCTGCAGAAGGAGACTCGTCAGCTGATCAAGGTGACGTCATGGTATTAACTGTGGCTGACTTCTTAGAAAAATGTAGAGCCATTGATCCACTTGTATGCATGGGTATTACTGCATTCATTGAAAATAATGCAGATGAGTTCGGAAATTCAGAAGGATCAGAAGAGGAAGAAGAAGAAGACCATATGGATGGAGCCCCATCTTATGCAAATATTGATTTTCGTACTGCAATATCTGACGAAGAAGGTGGTGGAAAACCTGGAATTAATTTAGATTTTCCTAAGCACTAATGGAATACCCGTTTGAAAAATATATAAATGAAGAGTTTGGTGCCAATACCATGCAGAGAGACGCTGCTGATTTGGTCAAACCTGACTTGAAGCAGAATAGCAGAATAAGTAATTCGGCTGGAGCTCAAGGAAGCGGACCTAGTCATTGGAACAATTCTCCATTCCTTTCAGGCGGAAGACTAACAAGTACCTTTGGAATAAATCCAAAGAAAGACCGTAAGAAGAACGTATTATCCTTCCGAGATTTTATGGCTGTACTTGCTAAGAAAGAATCGATAAATAATAAAAAGATAAAGAAGTAATGGAGAAGCCACTATTAGATTATGCAGACTTTTTAAAAGAACAGGCGCCCCCACTCGCGGCACCTCAACAAGTAGATCCTTCTTTACAAGATGAACTTAGCGATATTGATAGATTGAGACAAGATATATTAGAACTTGAAAATCAATTGATGACTAAGAAGAATGAGCTTCAGAAGATTGAAGGTGAATATACTCAGCAATCAGCTCAGAAACAACAACAAGATGCAATCGCTGCAGCAAATCAAGTAGCAGCAGTATAATGGAAGACGAACTAAAGTCATATGATGATTTCATAACTGAGGTTACGAAAGAAGTAGTATACCCTACGAATTTTAAGGGTATGGTAGCTGTGGCTTTATCTGGAGTTTATACTCAAATTATGGCTATTGCTCAGGAACTAGCTAATGAAAAGGCTGCTAGAAATCAAACTAGATATGATGGAACGGTTGAAGACATTGATATAACTCGAGCTATGAATATGGTTTTCCATAGTAATTGGAAAGCTAAACTAAAAGAAAAAGCTCTAGATCAAATGATGAGAAGTTCAGTTGAACGGGCTGGTGCGACTGATGATGTAATTCAACAAAAAAATATGAGAGCCATGCGTCAACCTGATGGTGATCGAGATGCTGGTGGTACAATCGATACTTCAGGAACTAGATTCAGTGATAAGCGTGAAGGTACTGGCCCAGGTTCAAATCAATAAACGATATGTCAGAAGCAGAACTAATACAAGATTTACAAGATGAAGTTACCTTTTCTGGTGCTATGCCTTATTCAGTACCAGTCAAAGAACTTAAGCGCATTATAGAAAATGATACTCGATACTTCTATGATAACTGGAGACATGCGGTAGAGTCTCGATATCTTCTATTACCTCTATCATTATTTGAAAGTGCTAGATTCAAGAAATTCAGACAGATTCAACTTCCAGATTGTGTACAATTTGTAGTTGACTGCAAGGAAGCAAAGGGTGGTTCTATCTTCGCAACGATTGATCGAGATTTTGCAGAAGAGAAATTCATTGGTTCTGAGATCTATTTGACTCCATTTATGGGAGAAAGTATTATGTATCGTACAATTATGTTCTCATTCCTAGATCTTACTAAGGGTCTTATGATTGATACTATTGCATATGATTATAACAAGAACTCAAAGCTATTAGGAATAATCGGAAGAACTCCAAAGACTGGTACAGTTCTTAGAGTATTCAAGAAATTAGACAAAGATAAATTATTCAACGATGAACTCTTTCAAAGATATGTTCGTGCTCACGCTAAATTAAGAACAGCACACATGCTTGAAACGTTCAATTATACTTTACCTGGAGATGTAACTGTGAACTACCAATCAATCACAGCAACTGCCGATAAAGAAATGGAAGACGTTAAGAAAATGATGGCTTCAGAAAACGTCCCTGATTGGATGTACCTGATGCATTAAAAGACTAATAATTCACATTCTAGTACATTTTCTACTTTTAATTAGATAAATAACTAAAAGACGTACTAATATGTCAAATTTAGATACTTATCTCAAAACTATATTTAATCCAAAAAGGCCAACTAGTTTAATCCTAGCTTTAAAACGTAATACTAATAGTATGCTAGATGAATTATTAGAAGCGACCTCATTTTTAGACTCATCATTTCCAGAAGCGACTATAAAACAAAGAGCTTATCACTATCTAAATAAAATAAATCATACTCTTCATTGCAAATATTGTAATGAACTACGTCAAGTTCGCCCAGTTAACGCTAGACTAATAGGAGACCTCTTCTATACAGCCACATGTAATACTCCAAAATGTAAGAACAAATATAATTATGAACAAACTGAGAAAGGAGTACTAAAGAAACATGGAGTAAAGAATATATCTCAAACTCAGCTATGGCACGATAAAGTAAAAGCAACTAATCAAAAAAGAAGAGGTGTTGATTGGAATACTCAGTCTCCAAAATTAATAGAAGCTGTTAAGACATCGATGATTTTAAATAAAGATCAGATAGTAAAAAAGAGACAAGCCACGTGCTACAGAAAATATAGTAAATCTTCATTTTTAGAAACCAAAGAATGCGAGGATGCTAGAATAGCTAAATCTATGGAAATGTTTGGTGTTCCGTATCCAATGCAAAATCTAGAGGAAAAAGAACGTAGATTAGAAAAATTAAGCAAAACTTCATTTAAACTAAAGGAATATGTTCTACCATCAGGAAGAATAGTAAAAGTTCAAGGATACGAGCCACAAGCATTAGATGAACTATTAGAAACATATAATGAATCTGATTTGATAATACGGGATAAAAATATTGAAAAAGAAATTGGCTCAATTATGTATGAACTAAATGGCAAAACATGTAGATATTACCCAGACATATACATTAAATCACAGAATAAAATAATTGAAGTTAAATCAACATATACTTATAAGAAAGATCAAGATAAAAATATAGCTAAGATGAATGCATGTATGAAACTAGGTTTTAGATTCGAGTTCATGATTCTCTAAATAAATAAATCTAATAATGGCAAATCTAAGAGACTTTTATATAAGACGAGACGACGATCCTGCTTATCGAGCGAATCAGTATGAAGTATATGATGCAACTGAATCTATGTTGCAACAAATACGAATGACTTTATTTACAAGAAAAGGTGAGGTTCTAGGTGAACCTGATTTTGGAATGGATGTAGAAAAATATTTGTTTGAGTTTGATATAGATCCACATGCTATTACTAAAGATGCATCCTCACAGTTACATAAATATGTTGGTGAAACTAGAAAAAGAGCAGTGACTGTTAGACCAGCTTCTTACCCAGACTGGAACTCAACTAGAGAGATTTTTGTTCTCCTAGTCGACATTCCAGACATTAATAATACTATTTCTATTTTCTACGATTAAGTTTGACCTTCTCCTGAAGATTCAGAACCTTCTCCTCCCATTTCTTCTCCACTTCCACCTTCAGGTGCGGCTGCTCCTTCTTCTCCTCCAGCTGGCGGAGGTGCTGCTCCGCCTCCAGCCATACCTCCTCCACCATCTGCTGGTGGAGCGGCTGCTCCAAATTCTGGAGCATCTGGTAATTCTTGATCTTCAGCCATATTCTTCTCTTGATCTATCCATTTTTGGTTAGCTTCAATCTCAGCTTCATTCATCTTAAGCGATTTACGAATTAAGTATTCAGTAGAGTAATATGGAGTACCATCATCTCGCATAATTCCTTTCTTAGCAATATAAGAAGCAATACGTTTAGCTTCGATCTCACTCTGCTTCATTTCTTCGAAGACATTATCATTATGATAATCGATACCGATTGCTCTCTTGAACTTGTGATCTTTTGCTAGTTCTGGAAAGTCTAAGCACATTTGTAGATACCATGGCTTAGTTAATAACTCAGAAAATGCAGATCTTAGTCTGTTTATAAATTTCTGATATCGAACTTCCTCTCTTGTAATACCTTCAGCATTAAGAGTAAAGGCACCCATTCCACTTTGGCCTTCCCAACGTGAATAAGGTATCTTCGAGTCCATTTTCAGTTTTTTATAGAAGTAGTTCAGAAGTTCTGAACTTGATAAATTTGGACCAGGATATGAAAGAGCTTCGATCTTTACTTGTTGATTCTGATCATTTACAGGCAATACATAGTTCTTATAGTAAAGAACATTAGGTTTACCTTCAACATTCAATTCTCCAGTATCTCCATTAAAGTAAATATCCTCTTTAAGAAGGTTCATAAATTCTCGAACATCTTCTTGAGATTTTTGAAGTGATTTAGAACCAACTGGAACAGTTGTTGCCAGTCTAATTGGCGCATTCATAACATGCCAAATAACTTTACTGTGTTCAATGATTCTAAGAAGATTAAATGATCTAATTAGTCGTTCAACGAACGAAACTCGTTTAGTTCTAAAGTGATTAGCGAATGAGATATAAATTATCTGTGAATCATTTAATGTACGAGTTTCTCCAGAACCTTGATCATATTGTACCCACTGAAGGAACAGCTTACCTTTAGTATCTTTTTGAAGTTGAGGTGCAATACTTGCAGGATCTACTTCTTTGAAACCGATAATCGTCTTAGGATTTTCTAAGTCGTCATATATAATTTCAAAAGCAAGGTGACCTTCTATTAAGAACTGGAAAGCATATTGCCATGCTGTTATACTTTCGTTGAATCCCCATGCAGTGTATATCTTTTCAAAGGTCTCAGTATATGCAGTTACTACTTTTTCTTGGAAATTAAGACGTTCTTTCTTATTATCTCCACGATAAAGCATTTTACCTGTAAGATCTCGTGAATAAGCAAACTGATTTTCATTATCATACACAATCATATCATCTACGATTGTTTCAAGGATAAATTCTATCTCACCATTTGAGGCAACATCTCTTAATCTTTCTCGCTTTACTGCATAATCTAATTGGAAGAATGCGATTGCTTTAGTTCTCAGTTGAGAAGTTGTATCTGCAATAGCCATTGAATAACGCAAGAGATCATCTTGACTATTCATTCTATTTGATCTTGCAGCTAATTGACTCTCAATGAAACCAATTGCTTGTGAGTTCTTCAACAGAAGATCTTCGTGTCTAGTTCCAAATTTACTAAGATTGGCTAGTTTTGAGCCTGCTCTAGAATTGAAAGTGTTTAGGAAACCTGCCATATTATTCTAATGATTTTTCAATGAATTCTTCATAGACTCGCATAATATTGAATGGAGTTGGAAAAAATCCTTTTGGTGATATTCGTGGGTTAACGAGCATTCCAAAATTGTCCCAATCAATAAGCTTAGCTTCTCTAATAGAATCAGTATTGTATTTATTTATCGCATAATCTAATGTATGTATTCTTAACATATCTGCTAATGCGGACGCAGTTACCATATAAAATCGTTGATTTATCATCAGACGTTCATTTAATGGTTTAATTTCTTGATATCGTCTAGCAACCTTTAATTTATTCTCGTTGGTAGGTTTTTCGATTTTGTTGTTATATAGATTTTCTAATCCGTTCTTAGAAGCAAAATTATAATAACCATGTAATAATCCATCTGCTATTCTTGGAGGTATGACTCTAAGATTTAAAATCAAAGTAGTTTCTTGCCATCTTTCGTGGTATAAAACTAATCCAGTAGGATTCACATCATAATATGGTCTACCATTATTAAGTTCTAAAACTATACCTTCATTTAAGTCTGGAGAAGTAGGTTCTATTTTTAAACTATAGAATCTTCCAGGAGTAAATGAGCCAACATTAACATCAACTCCATACTCATTTGCTACTTCAGAAAAGCTTAATTTACCATAATTTTTGGGTATGTCTTCGAATCGTTTCAAAATCAAGATCTCTTACACTTTATTAAACAGAAAGTTTTCAGTTATAATTCCGAATCTCATTCTATGTTCATGTGCATATACTCTAGCTGCAGCGAACTTAGCAGTGTTGACTGCATAGGCTTTAGCATATTTAACATAAGCTCTTAATTGTTTCTCAGTAAGTCTTTGCGGTTCCTTAGGTGGAGTTAAGTACTTGTTTGGTTTAACTTCTATTAGCCATTCTGTATTAGAACCGTCACTATTGATAGTTTTCATATAGCAGTCTATCCAATATGTACTCGTTTTCTTATTTAGTGGGTTAAAATATGGTATTCCGACTGGCTCAGCGACATATTCTAATACTTTATCATTATTATCACAATATTGTAGAAACTTAAGTTCCCAACTTGATCGATATATGATATTTGATGAGTCTCCTTTATATTTTTCTGGATTAATTGGTGTAAAGTAACCCTGGCGGACTCTACCTCGCTGAGGCTTAAGAAACTGCTGTATTTGCCTCGCTTTTGCCAAAATGGAAGTTAGGCTTTTACAGATGCTGTAATAAACGCATCAGCTTCATCTGGACCGAGTTTTCCAAGTTCTACTAACTTTAAAACTAATGCAGATACTGCTAGATTTTCTGGTACATCGCCTTCTCCTACTTCTATCTCTCCAGACTCAAAAGATGCACTTAAATCATCAAAGGCAGCTTCAGCAGCTTCTTCAACATCAGCTTCTGATCCTACTAATTCAACTAAATCACCAATTATTGATTCTTCAACGTTTAGTTCTTCGCCTCGCTCTTCAGCTTGCTCATTTAACTTGTACATTTTGAATGACATGACTTTATAACTCATTACCGATCTCTTTTTGTTATTTATCAAAGAGAAAGAAGATCGAAAATAGAATCAGAGAAGTATGAGTCGATAAAGATATTGAATTTCTCATAATCCAAGTCAGCATCATGAGACTTTAGGAATGAGTATAGATCGTTTATGTCTTTTATTTTTGTTCGAATGGTGTAAATATCCTTTGAGTACTTTTTCTTAAGACCAGCTATTACCTTAGCCCATAGGAAAACTCGATATCCTTTTCTAAGTAGTTCAATTGATTCTTTTAGTCCTGCACCATCATTATCAAACAAAACTCTTGTTTTTCGCTTAGTGGTAAGAGTTTCAAGAATATTCTTAGATTTAGTAACACCAGTAGTAGCGACGCAGTTTCGTATAAACATAGCATCAATCTGTCCCTCAGTTACAGTAATGTCCTCTGTGAAATTTAAGTTAAGAACGTTATAGTAATTATTGATTTGAATTATCTCATTGATATAATCATCTGAGAGCCCCTTAGCTAATCCAGTTTCTTTAAAGTCTTTGTAGTCTTTTATATTGTAGCGCAGACCAGGAGCATCATCATTGATTTTACGTAAAGCAAAACCAATTAACTTATCTGATTTAAGGTCAATGTTGAACAAGTATATTTTATTCTGACTTGAGTCGAAATAACAAGTCTTATTGAACATCGGAAGCCCAATTAAGTTCCTTTTTCTGACATATAAACCTACTCTACTTTCTGGATCTGCATCCTTACATGGAGTCAATGAGAATTTCTGAACTATTTCAGAAAATGATAGAAGATGACGATTCGCTTCAGTATTTAATAAGAACTCAATAATAAATCCGCGCTTATGCCTAGACTTGCTAATATCAAATTTAAGAGTAGTCTCCCGAATGTCGGGTATTTTAAGCTTGTATTTTGGAGTGAATTTAGATACGAAGTCGGAAAATGGCATCCATATCATACAGCCATCATTATAGCACTTGTATGTTTGTGTATCTAAGTGTAGATTTCCTCTTTTTTTTGATGCATCTTTGAGAGAATCTCCACAAAATGGACATGCGAAAATAAGCTTAATTGGATTAGTATCGTTTATCTGTTGTCGATACTTATCTCCAGGAAATCGCTTAATTAATATGTCTTGGCAATATTCCTTTATAGAATATTTGTTATCCATTTTGTAATGCTAACTTAGCTTCTTCTTCTTTTTTAGCAAGACGCTCAGCTTTACGTTCAAGCCGCTTAAGGTATTTTGGAAGTTCGATTTTAGTGACTATTGCGGAATTTAAACCATATTTAGTGATGACTGAAAGATATTCTTCATAATATTCATCAGGAACTTCGACATTAGGATTTCCAATAATTTTCCAGAATTTCTCAGGTACTTCTACATATTCTAAGGATTCTATATTGATGATGTAAAGTGGAAACAAATCAGCATCAGTTAATACCTTCTTAGTTTTAGTATTCACATATGGAACAGCTCGTTTTAGATCTTCATCTAGTGAACTCATTCTCATAGCTGTTAATATTCTATTCATTGGTTCCACAATCAATGCAAAGAATTGCTTCGTACGATCCAATGGAGGAACTATTTCGTCTGGAAATTTACTTGGATGATACGCAAAGATCTCAAAATCATTTTCATTTTGTTCACAAAAATAATACTTGATTTTATCACCTTCACGAAGTAAGCTATATTTCTTATTTAAACCAGTTTGAAGTAATCTGTGATTGTAATAAGCTGCCGCTCTAGAATATATTGGAATACCCTTCAGTAGTCGAAGCTCTTTTTCACTCTCAATATACTTATTGTAAACTCGAATTTTGAAATTGAATGATGCTTCATGGTGAGGAACATTTTGAAATTCTTCTTCAAGTTCCTTGAGTTTAGGCATAAGGTCCTCCTCAATATTAAGGGTTTTACCCATTTTCACCATATATTCAGTTAGTTCCTTTAATTTCGTTCTAGCCCAAGTTGGATATGAACTCTTAACTGGTTCCAATCCTTTAATTATCATATATCTGTCCTTTGGAGGCAATACTGCAAAGTTTGCATTAGGTTCATATGCAACTTTAATTGCATAATTCTTTTTGGCTAACCATATTCCAGATTCTGATAAATTCTCTAATTCAAGATTAAGACGGTTTTTTGTGTTGAATAATTTGCTGTACTTATCAAAGCAATCAGTAAAATACTGAGCTATTCGATATCTATCTAGAGCAATACATATTTCAAGACCTTTTTCAATATCAGTATAGTCAAATCCTTCTATTGAAGCAATAGCAGAATCAAATTGAACATATACTGAATCTGTATCACTATAAATCGATGCATCATAATCAATTTTATTGATTTTGTAATGGTCTATACCTAATAACTTATGAACTTCAGTATCGAGGTGCCACTTATTGTAGAAATAATGATTAGCAGCTTTAATACTGAATTTAATTAAATCTTGTCCTTGTAAAGTAATTGATTGAGCTATGTCTCTATTGAAAAAGTAGAACCACTTGTTTCCAAATGCGCCATAAATAGAGTTGATAAGAAGCTTGATCGCATTTTGCTTTAGATCGAGCTTCTTAAGTAGTTTAGAATTGTCTTCCATACGATCTTATACTAACGACTAGTTCGTAAGTTTACTACAATACTAAATAAATAAGAGTATGAAAAGTACAAATTCTCTTTTTGAATCATATGAGGATATACCGAAACCTGACATTAGAGCAGCACTACGAAAGACATCTAGAACAATTGGTACTCCAGGTTGGTTAAAAGAAATGGCTAAGAATCCAGAAACAGAGTGGCTATATGCAGTTCTGACTACTCCAGAAATGAAGAAGTTTCTGAAGAAGGGATCATACACACTTAGATCAACAATAGTTCAATTAGGAAATGGGACTCTTGAATTTACAAAGGGTGCAATGGACAGAATGAGACCAACTATTTTTCTAAAATCTAATTATTTGCGATTACTTGGGGCAGGCGAACCTAGAATGTTAATGCGTGATCCTGATATTTCATCTGAAGATTATGCAATAAAGGCGCTAAAATATCTTAATGAAAAATATGTTTTACATGGTCCTACTTTAATAAGTAAAGCAGCATCGGCTTCTGTTGCATCTAAAAATACTGCGTTTAGTGATATGTTAGTGACAGTCAAAAAGACAGCAGATAATATAGGTATTTCTGGAATAAATTGGAAGAAGTTAGACCTTGCCCTTCAATTAAAGTATACAAAAAAGGGAGACATAGTTCAAGCCAAGTCTCAAATTATAAAACTTAATAAGAATAATACTTCCGGTAAATTAATTATTCCTATTCTTACAGTTAAGGGAAATCCAGAAAAATCTAATGAACAATTTGGAAATACTTGGGAAATAAGCAATCATTTTGAAAATGAGTCAATAATGTATAATATAATATTACCTCATTCAATGAAATTAATACGAATAGAAGTAGATAAAACAACTAATATGAAAAATATTAATTTAACGTCAAATCGAACTGATATACTTCAACTCTGTATGGTAAATCTAGAAGCGTTAAATTTAACATCTGACTCTCTAAAATATTTTGGACGATTTGAATTGAGGGCAGATACATATGATAGTTTTGCAGTAGAGTCAAATACATATACTGGTCGTAGTAATTTTGACCCATCTTTAATTGTCGATCTACGAATATTGCGTAATAATACTAGAGCACTAAAAGCAATTTTTAGATCTCATATAGCTGGTTTATGAAATAAATAATAAGAAAGAGAGAAGTTAATGAGTGATGAAACCCCACTTAATAAACTCGAGGAGCTGTATGATATACTTCCATTCATGGAAGCATTTCCATTTAATGAATATAATATAGCAATAGAGGTAGAAGGAACAGATTTTTCTGAAATAGGAGTATCTGAAATATTATTGAAAACATTAGGTTCATTTGGTACTAATGAGAAGATTAATTTCTTCTATCGAGATGGAACTTTTAAATTAATGGTTGCATTTAATTTAGACCATATATATGAACTAACAGAATCCGCAGACAAAGTAGTTCAATTAACTCCAGTCAAAAATTATTTAGACGAAGCGCTCAAGTCAAAGGAGTTAAGTTTAAAGCTGGACGCTTTAAAAAGAAGCAGAAACTTTATACATAAGCTTGAATCAGATCCATTACATGATCCTCCATTCGAATCAATTTTATATGATATGTTCATCATTAATGATGTGGCGCTAAGTACTACTCAAACATTGGGAATATTACAATTGAATTATGAGAACATGATCGGATTAGGCTTATCAGAAAAAGAAGAACAATCAATAACATATTTCCTAAATTTTAGATTAAACTATATTCGAATTATACTAGGAATAGTTATTGCAACAAAAATATACTAACACATGGCAAAAGTACACAGATTACAAAGTGAAGAAAATTTCGATGATTGGACCGAAGAACGAGATATAGCGACTATATCAAAGTCATTATCCTCTACTATAAATATCAAATGTAAAAGTGTAGCTCAAAAAACAGTAGTCAATGCAATAGATGAGAATATCATATCTATTATTACAGGCCCACCTGGGACGGGAAAGACTTATTTAGCTTGTGCAAGAGCTTTAAAATATATCAAAGAAGATCCTGGAACATATAAGAAAATCATATTAATCAAATCTGTAAATGTACCTAGAGATGAAGAAATTGGATTCTTAAAAGGAACACTACAAGAAAAGATGGAAATGTTTATGTATCCATTCTTCAGTAATTTCCATAAAGTAATTGGAAAAGCAAATACTACTATTCTTAGAGACATGGGAGTAATTGAGACTCTGCCTATTAAATTTGCATTAGGCGTTACACTAGATAATTCAATAATCATAATTGATGAAGCTCAGCAGATATCAAAAGACAACCTCAGAACTCTTATCACTAGAATTGGATATGGAGCTAAGATGATATTTTTAGGAGACATCAAGCAAAAGTCAGTTAATAAGCGAAATAAGAGTGCTCTTGAAATATTAACTGAATACTTTAATGATATTGAAGATATTGCTTGTGTTGAATTACAGAAGAAGGACATAGTCCGTCACCCAATTATTAAGAAGATTGAAACTATGTTTGAGAAGATAGAGAGTAGTGAACAGCTCAATGGGTCTAAGTAATCAATTAGGCTTATTGAACTTCGTTAGATCTACATCCATATTAGATACTTCAAATTTCTGCTCTTTATAGATCTTAAGTCGAGCCTTTGAGTGCTTGACCATATATCCATCAAGCATATCGACGATGTCCCAAATATATGTTGCTAATTTATTCTTAAACGCTCTCATTCCTCTACCTATCGATTGGCGAATGGTTATTTCAGCTTTGGTTGATTCAGCAAAGATAATGTGATACACTTTCTTAATATCAATACCGGTTGAGAACGTCCCAAATGAAGCAACGATGACAACATTGTCTTCTGCTTCCATTATTGCCTTATATTGTTCACGAAGATCATTATCTACTTCACCATCGATATAAAAGGTATGCTTATTCCATTTTGAAATCTCTTCATATATCTTTTTGCCATATTCATCTTTGATATTCGAAAATAAGACTAATGTGTTCTTATTTAGACGCCTAACTAGTTCATTTATGAAAGATAGTCGTTCTGGATTATTATAAAGGAATTGTTTTTCCAATTCGAACATATCTCCTCCAAAATCTCGCTTATTTGAGTACATGGAAGCCCCATTTGCCTTCAAGTCCCAATATTTCTTCAAATATTCACTATCTTTATCATAAGCCAGCTTAATTTGCTTAATTTTGATATTTGGAGAATACTGATTGTCAATTAGGTGCTTCGCAGATAAAGTAAGAACCAATGGACCAATTGTTTCAAGCATTCTGAAATAATCGGAGTATTTTTCATCAAGCTTTACTGTTCCAGATAAACCAAGCATATATCTCCAGTTTATACAGTATTCTATTACCTTCTTGATTACATTTCCTCTACTTTTATGACAATTTGCTACATTTATTCCATTTGCAAAATAATTATGATTTGCATCAGATTGTGTTTTAATACGCAAGTTAAAAACTTCCCCTGCCCTACCTAATTTTGTTATTTTTTTAATTTTCATGAAATTGGGATAGTAATCTTTTAATTTTAGTATATTCAGACTGCGTTTTTATTTTCGATATATCAAAGTATTTCTTAAACCATTTTTGAGTAATAAATTCAAAGGTATAATTATTTGATTTAGCCCAAGAAATAGCAGCATGTTCTTTAAGTCTATTCATTTTAGACTCAATTAATCCACTTGGTTTAATCTCATATAGTTTTCTATTAGAAGTATCAACAAAATCTACTAAATAAACTTTGAATTTTCCACAATATTCATATGGTATTCTAACATTCTCATATAAAAAAGTAGGATTATGTATTTGAAAATATGCGTCCCAAGATGATCGACATGATATTATAATATCTTCACTATTTCTAGAAATATTGACTTTAATTCTAGATTTACACCAGCTATTTGTTACAGTTGGTGTAAACTTACCATCTAATATAAGTTGTTTCATAGTATCAGATTGCCTTTTTCTACTGATTAATTTGGCTTCATTTGACATTTTAAAGACATTATTGTTTTTACCAGACATATTAATAGATCGCCATTTATGAAGACACGACTTTGAACAAAATAAAGTATATCCTAAATTTAAAGATTTGAATCTATTTTCAGAACGACAAAGTGCACAATATTTTCCTTTATTATTTAAAAGATAGTCATATACTGCATTTACTGTTATTTTAGGTATTGGAATTGATATTTTCTCTTGTTCTAACCAATTTTTAAATTATCATCAATACTTTTACCGGAAATAGCAATAAATTTAGACTTATTTGTATTTATATGGTTATATAATTCGAGTTTAGTCATTTCCTTTACTTTTATTTATATAAAGAACTTCATAAAATTAGAGGGACATAATATCTTCTTCTCCAGTTAATTCATCAACTCTAATATATTCACCAGATACTAATTTAATTCTATGATTACCAGTAAGTAATATATTAGTCCCATCCTCTAACTCCAAGTCAAACATATTTTCTTCACTAGATAAATTATGATGTATTTTATCTACTTCACTGACTTCTAGTTCTCCAGTCATATCATTCTTTGTTATTATGGAATCTCCAATATTAATATTAGAGATAGACTTAGTAGTATAATCCGACATTGTTATTAAAGTGCTTGGATGCAAGCATTCATCAACATCTACACAATAAATTGACTTGAACCTCTCCTCTGGCCAATGATTTAGGCTTTGATAAGTGGCTATAATCATTTCAGATTCATCAAATATCTTCTGGTCGAATTTATTCTTTCCACCAATTAGGCAAAGCTTAAGTGGATCTCTCCCTTTCTTTGTAAATCTGTTAAATGCAAGTGCTGTCTGGTTTACTAATCCAGCCTTTGGAACGATTAACAAAGCCTTTGACTTTTTGTTAATTTTGCCAGCGTCTCTAAGGAATGAATTGAATATGTAGAAGATTAAGGTCTTACCAGCAGCAGTTGCTAGTTCTTGAGTACAGAATTTATACTTTATTGCTCTATATGCAGACTCAGCTTGATAATTTCTTGGAATTAGAGGCTCTCCAAATTCGTCAGTAACTCCATCAAGTAAATCAGTAACATACTTGTCATACTTCTCCTTAGTGAATGATAAATTTAGATGCTTCTCTATTCCTTCAATTTCAGTTTCATAACCGTATTGGTCAGCGAAATTATAGATCTCTTTCCATAGACCTATTTTTATCTCGTTGTCTTTAAAGAATGAATCCATTCCATCCCATATGCCACGTTCAACCAACACATTAAAGTCAGCTTTCTTTGATTTCTTTTTGAAGTAAGAAACTAGGTGGCTCCGTTCAGAATTCAGATCGAAATGAACAAGCTTAACGGTTTTCTTGTCCTCAGATATTTTAAACCTAAGCATGATTACATGCCTACTGTTTTTTCTATATCTAGTCGAGTTTTGAGTCCAAAAATGATGTTGTCAACTGTTCGCATAGTATCATTAAAGAATTGAACTTGATTTTCAAACATTTCAAGCCATTGCTTAGTATCGGAAAGCTTTCCATCTACTAATGCATCTTTTTCCTTAGATTGGAACCGATATTGTTGATTCGTTGAGAGTTGTTCAAGAGCAAGCGCTCTTTTCTTTCTATAATCTCTTTGAAGTTTAGTTATATGTTCTAACAGAGTATGATTATCCTCAAGTAGACGTTGTCGTAATGATAACATATTGACTTGTGCTTGACCAAGAGTATTCAAGCTAGATAGATAGCCAATATTTTCGTAAATTTCCTTTGATACTTTACTTCGCTCTGTTTCAAAGCGAGCAGCCATTTTTTCTTGTGGAGTTAATTCCTTTTCTGATTTTGCAACATCGCTCATTTAATCAATGTTTTATATCTTATACTCAAAGTAGTATAATAGTTTATTTTTTAAATTCTACGAATTGGTAATGCATTGAACCTACTTTGAAGTGATCCTCATTTTGGAATTCAGCTTGGTCAAGCACATTGACTACTTCGTTTCCATAATTACTAGACGAGCCATCTTCAAAGTAAACAGTAGATGAATCTCCATTCTGTACTCCAATAATAATCATTCGAACATCATATTTCTCAAATAGATCCTTAACTCTTTCTTTAAAGTCAAAGTCTTTATTTAATACGAAGAAAACGGATGGGTATTTCAACTTATCATTATTTCTATACAGAATATTTAATTGACGAGTCACATTATATTCTCTAAGATCTGTTTTAATTGCAGCATTACAGCTTTCCTTAGTCTTAAATGTGATTATGACAAATGGAACTTTTGTTTGTATTGCATCTCGAATATGATTCCAAGTACCCTCAGAAGTTTCTGCCTCATCTTCGATAAGTTCTTCACGCAGCATTATGTATTTGAGTTTGCCCAAGTTGAAAACTTTTTATTATTTATCTGTAGAAGACAGGTACATGGAACAATATAATCGATTACAAGTATTTGACTTTGACGAGACATTCGTTCGAGTCCCTAGTTATGCTAGCAAAAGACTAGCAGAAAATTCAGAAATAACGTTCACACACCCGTATGACTTTTATGACCACCCGAATTCATTAAATGATAATGTATACAACATTCAAATGGTTGGACCAGTATATGATGCGTGGAAAGAAGGCAGAGGAGATATGAAGACCTTTCAAACTTTAATAACTCACAGAGTTAAAGAAGTAGAAAAAGAAGTTAAGTTAGTTCTAAGTAATAGAAGCATTAAATTTAACGAATTTCATTTCTTAGGACGAAGAACCCCAAAAGTAGATGAAGTTATCATAATGCTGGAGGCTCGTCCGAATATTAATGTCATTGAGATTTATGAAGATTCTATTCATCAGCTTTCATTGTATCAAGACTATTTTAATAGTGTTGAACATGCATATGAGGTAAAACTATATTTGGTTGATAAGTCTAACATGTTCAAGATTGACAATATTCAAATAAGCGGTGCTAAAAAAGTAATACTGATATGATTTTAATGATTGAAGGCCCACGATATTTAAAAAAATTAAACGAATGTTAATATTAGTAGAAGGTAGTAGGCACGTGGGAAAAACGCATTTAATGGATGCATTCTTTGCACAAAATACAGACCCGCGTGTTCAATATTATAAGTTCCAATTCTCAAAGTATTTGAGCGACTTAGGACTAGAGGATCAAGAGACTGGTCCTGGAATACATTACTTCAGCATAGCAAATGTTCTAACTATTTTTGAATTGAATAATACGATATTTAAAGATAAGATTCTAGTATTTGACAGGTCGATTTTCTCAGCATATGTTTGGTCTATGTATAGACGTAGAATGCATGAAGGAAGATTAATGGATGAATTTGAAGCTGTTTTAAGTAATTCTGAGTTATTTCATGACGTAAGTGTATTACATATAACTAGATCAGCAGATCTTAATGATTCAGATCGTGATAAATCACATGACTATTTTGACAATTTCGAGAATCCTGAAATAGAATCTAGATACTTTTCTAAAGTATATTATCAGATGACTAGACATATGGCTGATACTACTAGAAATAATTCATTGGAATATTTCAATAATAACTTTGATGAAGAGAGTATTGCTAGGTTTAATAAGACTATGAATAATATAGTGAATAGCATTCCAGTCTTAGGATAAATAATAAAAAATCTATCACAATGGGTAGAAGAGTTATAGGATTCACCGAATATCTAAAGGAACAAGACGAACACAGCGATAAAAAGGGCAAACCTTTAAAAGGTTATAAGTCTGGTCAAATCATTGAACGTATTGAAGAACTAATGCAAGTTCTTCCTGATAGTGTGAGATTCGGAGTGCCGACTGATACTTTAGGTAGAACTACTACTTATCGAGATGCAAATGGCGCAATCCAAAAGATTAAAGACCATGATCATTATTACGGAAGTAAGGATGAAGACGTTAGATTTTATGTTTGGTCAATTAGTTACAAAGGAAGCTGGGAAGCTACTAAAGAATTAAAGGACAAAATAAGTGAGACTGGCGGTTTCGGAGAAGAGTCACTTAATATGAATCTTAAGAAACTTTTAAAATACTTCCTTAAGAATAAAGAAGATGCAGATAGCATCCAAAGTATTACAATTAGTATGGACTCAAAGAGTATTAGAACAGAACTTCATCGAAAAGAAGAAGAAAATGGACCTAAGAAAGAGGCTAAACCAGAAGTAGAAAAAGAAGTAGAAGAGAAGCCAAAGGCTGAGGTTAAGCCAGAGATAGATAATAGCGATCTATAATCAATACACATCATGGCAGGAATAAACAATTTACGTGAGATTTATGAGAAGAAAGGTAAAGACTTTCTAACCGGTCTACTCAACAATTATGTTATCATAAATGAGAGAATAGATGGTGCCTTCTTTGGTGTAAAGAAAAGCAAAGATGATAGATTCCAATACTTCAAAAAATCAGGTGAAATTAGTTATGTGGATAGAGTGCTAATGAAGTACTACAATCCAGCAATATCATACTTTAACAGTATGTCACCAGAAAAGCGTAATAGAATTCTATCTAACTTCTATTTCGGATTTCAATATTTTACTAGAGGAGATGCATATGAACAAGGACTTAAGGTTATTCCTAAGAATGACTTGATGCTTTCTTATATTCATCGATTAGATGATTCAGGAAATATTTTAAAGACTGTTCAGACTAAGGAACAACTTGACAAATGGGCAGATTACTTAGAAGTAGAAAGACCTCCAATCGTATTTGAAGGTCATTTAGATGATGAGCAACGCTCTGATATATTGGAATTTATATATACTCCGTTAGATGAACTTAATGATAAATTCAGAACTAAATCATTCACTAAATATATTCTATCGATTCTAGCTGATGAATCCTTCATCACTGGTGGTAGAGATATAGATACTATTGTATTTAGATTTTATGACGATGCTTCGGAAAATCCAGAAGAACGAGTTTTCTTAGCAAAGATCATGGATCCGGTATTCCAACAGAGACTTAAAGATAATGAAGCTAAACCGAATGTTTCACAAGATTATATTTGGCTCATCATATTAGATATTATGAACCATATTGAGCTTTATGATATTTCGGAATTAACACAAGCAGCTAACTCAGGTTCAACCTTTGATGAGAAGTATTTGAATCTTATAAATAAGATATTCAAAGATTTTATTAAGGAATATAGCTCAAAATATAAAGGACTTATGTTAGAAGTTCCAGATTATTTAAAGAGACCTGAATTTGCTTTAAATACTGAATTGATTAATGATCCAGAAGTAAAGTCAATTATTGCGAATAATGAAACATATACTGAGATATACAAAATTCTATTGAATTTCTTTAGAAGAACTCGAAAGAAATCACAAGCTGGATTCTTTACTCCAGAATTGCTTAATCAGTTGAACCTCGTTATTAAGAAGATTAAGAATATTATAATGGGAGATGCAGTTTATGAGGGCTTATTCCCAAGTTTCAAAGAATTCATCGGAGTATCAGTTGGAAGCGGATTAGTTAGCGAACAAGAATCAGTTAGAAATAGATCTAGAAAACATAAAGTAACTTCTGTTAATATTTTAATTGGGAAATTTCAGCCTATTTCAATAGGTCATATTAAGGCTACTCAGAAATTGAATGCTGAAAATGGACATAAGACTGTGTTGATTGCAATCAAATCAGATTCTCAAACTAAAACTTCTCCATTTACTTTAAAGCAAACTAAAACAATGCTTTCTAAAGTTCAACAAGAGTATTCACAAGATATAATTGAGATTAAAATAATTTCTTCTGGTCAAATTGAGGAAGTAATTGATGCAATTCAATCAGATTATAAACCAGTCTTATGGGGAACAACTGAAAAGCGAATTAAAGATTTCGCAGTTCAATTAGATCACATAAAGAAAAGAAGAATCCCATTCAAATTCATGGATGATTTCAAATTAATAGAGCTTCCTACTTATGTAGCTTCATCTGATTTGTTAGCATTAATTAGAGATTCTAATTTTCAAGAATTTAAGAAGAAGGTTCCAAAATCTATCGCTTCAGAGTTTTTTAATCTTAGAAATGAATTAGAAGGAACGACTGAAGATGCTGCTATTAAAGAAGAACGTGAATATACTAAGTTAAATGAATCTCAAGTCACCTTTAAAGGACTATCAGCAATTGGCAATATCATTACTTCCGAGGAGAATAATGAAACTACAGAGGAAAATCAATAGTAAAACTTGATTTTCCTTTTGTGGTATAAGTAATTAATAAAAGTTTATCACGAATGAAATTTGAAGAACTAACTACAGCAAATAAAGCATTTTTCAAAAAAGTTTATTATGATTCAGCTATTCCATGGTCACAGCGCATATCAGTCTTATCAGAATATATCGATAAGTCACATAGAACTGTTGCTAGATGGGCAGTAGAATTAGGTCTAAAACAAAAGGCGGATGTTGAATCTGACGAATTAATCAAAGCTAGGACTAAGAAATTCGACAAGAAAACTAAGACTTTCTTTATTACATATGCTCAGAATAATACTCCAGCACATGAACGATTCTTCGCAAGTGTACAAGAATATGCTAAATTTAGAAAAGCAGATATTCATGTTATTGCAGGAAGATATCGAAATTCAACAACATTAGGCTCAACGCAAAAAGCTGATGTATGGAGCGAAATTTTAATTCCATATCTGGATGCAGCTAGACACAATGTACATAAATATGTATCAATCATGTCTGATGTTAAGATTCAACCAACTGCAGTTAATCCAATGACTGGAATGCAAGGTATGAGTGGAGTTAATTCATGTGTATTCGGCTCGCCTAAACTTCAAATGGAAATGTGTGCTGTCTTAGATGGTTGTAAACCTAAAATGATGGTTACGACAGGAGCATGTACAGTTAAGAATTACACAGATTCTAAAGCCGGAAAGAAAGGAGAATTTCATCATACTTTAGGTTTTGCTATTATTGAGATAAAAGATGACGAAACTTTCTTTATACGTCAAGTATCAGCAGATGCAAATGGAGACTTCTCAGATTTAATATACGATATAAAATCAACTGGCGAATATGTACCTATTTTATTCAGTACAGCTAGAGAAAAAGCTGAATGGACTAAAGCTAATTTAGGTGCAGAACCGGTGAAATGGGAAGGCATATCTAATGTAACTCGAATAGAAAAACTTGAAGCTTGCGTATTAGGAGACATCCATTATGGATATGAAGATAAAGAAGTAATGCGTGAGACACATAGATTTTTGGATACAGTTAATCCAGATCATGTGGTTCTACACGATGTATTTGACGGCAAGTCTATAAATCATCATGAATCAAAGGACCCATTTGCTCAATATGGAAAAGAGATAAATGGATCAAATTCATTACGTAGAGAAGTAGATTATATGTTGACCGGTCTTGAAGACTTTCAACATTATAATAATGTCGTCATTGTTAGAAGTAATCACGATGATTTCTTAGATAGATGGCTACGTGATGGAGATTGGAAGAAACAATCCACTTCTAAGAACTCATTAGAGTATATGCAATTTAGCCAATTGTTATTAGAACAACATGCTAATCAATACAGAAATGATGAGATTAAAGGAGTTATTCCAATACTTATCGAACAGAAGTTTCCTACTTTCATTACTCTAGGAAGAAGTGATAGTTATATTGTTAAAGATTGGGAATTAGCTCAACATGGAGATGTTGGAACAAGCGGAAGCAGAGGATCATTACAACAATTCAGAAAGCTTAATACTAAGATAATAGTAGGACATTATCACTCACCAGGAAGAAAGGATGGAGCATTAGCTGTAGGTACCTCAACTGTTATGCGAATGGGATACAATATTGGTGCTAGCGCATGGTTACAGTCTCATATTATTATTCATAAGTCTGGAAAAGCTCAGCATATCAATTTCATAGATGGCGAGTTTACAACAATCAATTATTAAGCTCTTAATACTGGGTTTTTAGCCCATGATACTGAAGTATCTCTGCCGAATGTATGAATTAATCCAGTCTCGTGCTTTTTCCAAGTAGGAACTTTAGCCCATTTTGGAAAAACGATTTCTTTATTAAAATAGTGAGTCGCTCCTCTAGTATTATCTTCAAAGGCCGCTTTATTTAAAATAGTTTTGGCCATATTTACTGAATATTTCCAATTCTTCTTATTTTCTGGCCTCCAATGACGCATAGCACTATTTAATAATTTATCCTTTGATGATCTATCATATGGATTCCATAGAGAGAATTGACCCTTTTCTAATATTATTTGGATTGCTGAATATTTCTTTCTAGCTACTACTCTATTAGCAATCACGTTACTTATTGCTTGTATTTCTTTCTTTCCTCCTCCACCAGCTTCAACTACTAGAGTTGTAGCCATTAATGTTACATCTAATGAATATTTAGGTGGCTCTAGGAAGCCTAATTTCTTTAATGTGTTTGGTCCTATTGAAAGATTAGTAGGATCCGTGAATGGCTTTCCTGTTAACACCATGCCTAAAGCAGCTGCAGTAGTTTTACCAAAGTCTCCATCTACTGTAAATTTGTTCTTAATTGCCCAATCCTTATTTTTAGGATTACCATTCAAATTTATCAATATTTTTTTCTGAATCGTCTTTAGTGCCGAGGTTGGCGATATCTGTCTAGCTCCAAATTTTAAAACATCATATCCTCTCCAAATATCAGTAAGCGTTATCTCAGAAGTCTTATCAGCTTTGTCACTTTCGAACAGTTTCGCTTTCCATTCAGTAAAAGAGGTAAGTAGCATATTGTAATGATTTTTATTATTTATCAGCATGATATGATAGTCTTCTGATAAATAACCTAAAGCTTGACACATGGGAAAGAAGCCAATAAAACAAGATCCAAGTTGGAAGAATTTTAGAGATTATAGACGAGGAAAAGCTAAACTTCAAAATGCAGTATTACAGCACCCTGAAGAAGATGAAGAAACTTCAGTATATTCATATATGAAGAGAAACGTAAATAAGCATCTCTATGTAAAACCATATAACGATTTCAAGACGAATAAATAAACAAAACCTTCTATATGGATTTTAAGTCGATCATTCAGCATATTATTTCAAAGATAGGTGGAAGCATTAAAGATAAAGATGCAGTTAGTGCCTCAATACAAGGGTTCAATACTTCATTTGATTCTATTCCATTGGAATATTTCGATAATCCAACTAATACTGGATTAGACGAATTATTTTATACTGTAGTTAGTAAAGACAAGATCGATTTCTTAGAAACATATGCAACATCTGAAAAAGATATTGCAATTAGTTTAGAAAAAGAAATCACAGTTTTAGATAGAGAGAAAGACCAGCTCACATTCATGGGCCTAATCAATAAGCTTAGTCATTCTGCTGAACGATTATTAAAGGTTCACAATTTATTGGTTGGGCAGATAGACCATGTAGTCTTTGAATCGATTACTATGTATAAAGAAGCTAAGGGTCATATCCAGAAGATCATTGATATAAGCAGGGAAGGAGCAGTTACTCCATTCAATAATATCATAACATTAGAGGACAAGAGTATTCAGGAGATACCTGAGAAGCCGGATAGTCAAGAGAAAATAGATCTACATAGAGATATGCTGACTATGATTGGATTAATGACTCAAGCTTTGTCAAAAAGTCTTGAAACTAAGGAAAGAAAAATCCCAATAGACAAGAATCTTACAATTAAGCGTAAAAAGCGTATTATTGCAAGATTAATACGTGCAATAAGTATTTCTCAACTCCCAGCATTAGCAAATCGTAAAATTGAAGTTCCTGGTGATTATTTTAAGCTATTTAAGGCCCTAGAACGCAGAAATACGCCTTGGATGGACTTAGCATTGCAAAAATACGTATTTGGTAACACAAAAGCTAAATATATCGACTTTAGTCGAACTGCAAGAGTCTCAGAAAGCTCAGAAGAAGAAGATCAGTTGGTTTATCTTAATTCATCGCGTTCTTGGATGCTAAGTTACATAAAAAGCACTAAAGATGGTGAATTGGACGTACGTTCAGAACAAAATTACGTAACTAGGCTAGAAGATACTGTTACTGAGAAGAATAAAGAGATCAAGAATTATTATCTTTCACGAGATTTTAACCTTGGAAACTTCGGAGGTATTCAATTATCACCAGAAATAGTACTTCCATTATATACTGCAGTCAAATTAGCTGTTTCAGAAAAAGATCGAATAAAAGAGAGCCCATTGCGTAATCTTTTATCTGGAGTAGGAAGCATACTTAAAGGATTAGTCGGAAGTCAACCAGATAGAGGAGATGAAGCCTTTGCTCAAAAAGCTAGAAAAAGAAACTTAGCTGTTTGGAGTGGAATAACTCAATTAGCTAAAGGAACTGGATCCATCATTGGTGGAAAACAAACCGGTAGATCAATTGAAAAAGCAATGACTCCTAAAGAAGAAGTCAAAGAGCAAATGACTCCAATGGGAAACGGAGGTGGTGGTGAGACTGTAATGAATCCAGACAGCGGTTCTGCTCCAGGACAATTGTTACAAACCCCAGATGCAATTGTATCTGATATGGATAAAATGTCACAAGCTGGTCCTGGAAAGAAGAAGAAAGCTGTAAAGAAGAAGAAAAGAGTAATTGTTACTTTTGATGATTTTATAAGTTCTAAGAGCAAGAGATCTTAATCGGCTATTATTTCTCCTTTTCGATAAATAATAAAAAGCATACTTGATGGCTGGAAATCCAAATATAATCGCAGCGCAAAACACAATAGGACAAGTAGTAGATACTCCTTCTGCGACTACGAATATACTCCAGAATGTTGATGATTCGACGTTTCAACAAGTAGATAGTGCCTATGCTGCTACTGGAGATGCAGTAGAAGGAGCATTAGGCGCAAATGCAATTCCTTTAATTGCTACTCCATCTATGTTTAATCCATTATACATGTTTAGATATGCTAAATATGGATCAACTGATGGAAAACAATATTATCCAGAGAATCACAGAGATCTTAGTGAAATAGCACCAGGAACTAATAGAGGACCTAGCGTACAAAGTTCAGATTATAAGCATATTGTAGAAAATCCAACTGCTACTGAAATTATTCGTTGGGCCAAAAATGGAGCAGGTGATAATATTAGTGGAACTATCTTAGGACCAACACCATATCAATTAAACGATTTCTTATGGTGTAAGTATTATGGAAAGATTCCAAATAACCGATTACTCACTTTGCGTAGGTATCCTATTCCAGTGGATGATAACCTACAACAAGCAGATAAAGAGATGCCTCTTATTCCATTAGCTCAAGCCGTTACCTGGTGGGGCGGAGAATCTGGAAATAAAATTGGTGAAGTCTTAGGAATAAATTATGGATTCAAATGGGCTAAGAAAACAGCTGATGTTAAGGATGTACAAGGAAATGAAGTAGATGCTGGAGCATTACTTGATGCAGTAGGTATTACTCAAGCTGAGAATGAAACAGTTAGAAATATATTACTAGCAACTGTTTTTGATAATCCAAATAATCCATATGAAGCTACTGGATATGATGAGAAGATGCAGACCTGGGTAAAAGAATCATATGGAGATACTGGACCATATTGGAATAGAGTACTTGGTCCTGTTAATGTTATTCATGAAACTACTATTAGAGATCGAGGATTTGATTTCACTAATGATATTGCATTAAAGTTCACATATAAGCTCAGAAGTTGGGGTAATGTTAATCCAAAGGTGGCTATGTTGGACCTAATATCTAACTTCCTAGCCTTAACACATAATTCTGCAGAATTTTGGGGCGGATCTACTCGATATTTCCAAAAGACTGGATATATTCTACCTGGATTACCAACTACATTATTTGAAAAAGGAGATTATATTGGAGGAATAAAAGAAGTAATTGCATATATTGCAGCAACTATAAAAAATCAACTTGAAGACACTAAGAAGTTAATTGACGATATTGGAACTGGAATTAATAATAAAGATGAAGGTGCTATTACAGAGTCACTAAGAAATAATGGCGGAGCTCAGAATCTAGCCGGTTCTTGGGTACAAAACTTAATGCAAGTACCACTAACGATGAGATCATTTTTAGATGGTAGAGCAGTAGGTGAATGGCACTTAACTGTGGGCAACCCAATGAATCCATTTGCAACAATAGGAAATCTTCTTGTGTATAACACAACTATTACATTCAATGAAGAACTTGGACTAGATGATGTACCGACTGAAGTCACGTTCACAGTAAATTTGAAACATGGAAGACCTAGAGCAAAACAAGATATAGAATCAATATTCAACTTAGGTGGCGGTAAAATGTATTTCTCACCATTGCCTCCTCCGTCTAGTGCATATCAATCACAAGGAGATAAAGATAAAGTAATCAGTGAAACTGCTGATTCTAGAGGAGCAGGAGGATCAGTTGATGCTACTCAAAATGTAACAACAGTTAATAATCCTGGAACACCAGAAAATGCAAATACTTCGAGCGGTTTGCCTCCAGCTGAACAAATGGCAGACGCTTGGAGACCTAGAATAAGAAGTGCATATGGTGAATCTTTTGCTCAATCACCAGTACTAGTTGGATATTTCAAAGACTTAAAAACTAAAGAATAATGTTACTATCGAAATTATTAAGAAGTAAAAGACTTTTCACAAAAGCAAACGGAGAAACTATTGTTGACTTAATTAGTGCGACATTTAGTTTCTTAGGTTCAGGCCAAACTGCTGGAGGATTTACGATGGTTTCTGAAGATGAAGCTGGCCGTCCTGATTTAACTAGTGACAGAATTTACGCTGATCATAAGTATTGGGATGTGCTATTGAAATATAATGGAATATCAAATCCATTTTCGCTTATGCCTGGAGAATTCCTAATAACTCCAATTATTAGTAAGTTAGATTCATTAATTAGACCAGCAAAGATAATTGTAGAAAAAGGAAGAGGAACAACTCAAAGTAATGGAGATAAACTTCTTAAGCCAAAGAACGTAAAAGATAAAAAACGCCTTGACGCAATTAAAGCCAAAGTATCTGAAGTAGTTCCACCGAATGTTAATACTTCTGGAAACAAGAATGTAAAAGTAAGAGATGGAAAGGTTATATTTGGCGAAGATGTTACATCCATTAATAAAGATAATTGTCCAGTTCCAATATCTAGAGCTAGACTTATTCAACAATTGACTAAAGCTAATTTATTTTAATGTCATTTAATCAAGCAATAAAAGGAACATTACTTCCTAAAATACCTCTAAAGTCATTAACTGAACTTGATACTTCTAAAGCTGGTTCAAATAATGATGGCAATAGTAATACTTCTAGAGTAGACAATAAAGATAAGCCAAGTACTGGTCAGAAAACTGGTGCTAATAAGCCATACGTTAAAATAAGTGGACAACCTCTTTCTAAAATAGAAACATTAACTATTGACGAGACTGGGTTTCTTCCTAAGATAAGTATGATATTTATTGATGAATTAGGCGAATTCGCTGGTGATTATTACCCTAAGACTAATTTAATCATGAATGTCTATTTAAAATCTGGAAGTGAAAAATTTAAGCCTATTCGTTGTGACTTTATTATAACAAGTATGAAGGCAATGCCGAGATCATATAATGGAACTGATTCTGCTGCAGGATCTAGCACCACGTACATGGTAAAAGGAGAACTGTATATACCACATCTTTATGATTTGACTGCAGTGAGCTATGCTAATATGACCTCAAAGCGTGCCCTAATAAAGATATGTGATGAACTTGGTCTAGGTTTTGCTGAGAATGAATATACAACTAATGATAAGATGACTTGGGTAAATGCTAACTTGAGTTATTGTGAATTAATGCAAGAGATTGCAGACCATGCATATCAAAATGATGATTCATTCTTTATTGCATTTATAGATAAGTATTACTATCTGAATTTCATAGAGGTAAATTCTCAATTGAAAATAGAAGAAATGCAAGATACTTTCGTCACATCTTCTAATTCTTTAATGAAAGATTTAAGCCAAGCTGCAGTTGAACAAACTGGTGCAATTCGTGAAACTATCGAAGATACTGTAATTTACAATTATCTGACGACTGAGATGCAAAGAAAATCAGATTCTAATTTCATATATGAATTAGCATTAGCTTCTGATCATGGAAGAATAATTCGAAATCAAGGATATAAAAAAGAGGTATATTATTATGATCATTTAAAAAATGATAGTGAACCAGCTAAGAAGTTTACTAATTTCTTTATTGAACCATTAAAATCTGAAGATAGAGATAATGATAACTTCTTGATACCTGATGAAGAAGCACTAATTACTAATACATCGACTAAATGGATGTGCATAGATTATGGAAATACTCACCCAGAATGGAATGCAGCCAGATTATTAAATAGACATAATATCCAAGAATTAGATAAGCTAAAATTGCGTGCAGTAAATAAGAATATCAATTTTCAAGTATCTAGAGGATTTGCCGTTCCTATATATGTAACGATGCATCAAGCACAAAAATTATTCAAGACATCTACTGGATTAAATAAACCTGACAAAGATGTTGAACAAATACCTGATATTGATTTAGCTAAAGAAGTATCTGATGAGCAACTTACTGGATTTTATTTCCTAAGTGGAACCAAATATCATTATGATGTACTTAGTGCTAGTCCATTAAAGACTGAATTATTTCTGTCAAGGAGAGAATGGAAGCCATCAAAAATAACAGAATGAGATGCATAATTTTATAGGAATAAAAAATAAAACTAATAATTTTAGAAAGGGTTTTTTCACAGATCCATATGATGAGCCTACGTTCCTAACTTTCGCTATTGACTTTAATTTTGAAGGTATACCAACCTCACTTGTCGATAACCATTTATGGCAATCTCCATTGTTTGGAGAAAGCAAAGATAGCGCCATTAATTTCTTGATAAATCGACAATACGCAGACAAAGCAAATAACCTAAAAGTATTCAAAGAGACTCTTAGTTATTTGACGTTTAATGCACCATGGTATTTCCAAAGTATAACTGGATTACGAGATCTATGGCAAAAGGGAACAAATATAGAAGCTGCACAAAAAGGAATGGAAGCAGTTATTGAGATAGAAACTCTTGAAGCGGTTGATCTTAGAATAAACAGACTGGCTGATTTATATCGAAATGCAGTTTATGACAAGCAATTCATGAGAGAACGTGTTCCAGACAATTTACAATGGTTCTCAATGGATATATATGTGGCTGAAGCTAGAAATATGAGATTCAGACTTCCTGGAGTAACGCAACAAGCAGCAAACGCGTTAGGAGTAAATACAGCAGATTTAGGAAACATCGTTGGAGGTGGAAACATCCTATCTAACGTCCTTCAAAGTTATGGATATGTGAAATTCAAATGTCGACAATGTACCTTTGATTTTTCAGAAACATTTGCAGGTGGTCGTGATATAAGTGTAGACACAGTTAAAGATCAAGAGACTAATCTATTTAAGATAAATGTTGGATATTTTGAAGAAGAAAGTAAATATGCAGATGGAACAAAGCTATATGACAATTTATTGAAATCTTCAATTAATAACCCATGGAGTGGCGCTAGAAACATTGGAGCACTTGCAACAAATGCTGCATCTTTCCTATCTGGATTACCAGTTATTGGAGATGATATAGCAAATGCAGGTGGACAAGTTATGAATGCGCTCGGTTCAATTGGAAGTTTCGTAAATCCAGCATTAGGTGCAGCAAGTGCATTTTTAGAACCACCAGTAACAGATTTAGGAAAACTGTATTAAGAGAAATTGTATAAGAATTAAATGGATCATAATCACGATATTAACATACGAAAGCAAGACCTTTTAGATAAACAATTCTTAGGAATTATTGAGGATCCTAATGATCCAAGAAAAGAAGGAAGAGCTAGAGTCAGAGTCATTAGTTTACACGATGATATCGAAGACACTAATGATTTACCTTGGGCATACCCAAAACAAAAGAGTGCATTCTTCGGAAAAGAAGGAAAGGCAGGATCATTATCAGTTCCAAAGAAAGGAGCAGTGGTTGTTGTTAAATTTGATGGTGGAAATCCATATTCTCCAGAATACCATTCAATCCATGAATTAGCAGATGATGCTAAAGAAGAATTGAATAAGGATGGAGAATATTTAGGTTCACATATTATCTTATTTGATGGAGATGAAGATCTAAAAGTATGGTTCTCGTTAAGTAAAGGAATAACTATTGAGCTTAAAGGATCTCGTATAAACATAGCTAGAGATAAAGCAATCACAGTTGAACATGCTGAAACTCAGTCGATCTTAGAATTTAGAGGCGGTAATATCACAATGAATTCTAATTCTAGAATTGAGATGACTTCAGGTAGTGAAATAGAAGCATCATCAAATGATATTTGGATAAATGGAAATTTTGTAAAAGTTGGGCATAATCCAGTAACTGGACCAGCAGTATTAGGAGATATGTTATTCTTATTATTAGAAGTCATGGCTCAAGCAATTGATGCTAAGACGCCAACTACTCCAGGAGCTTTATCAAGTGCAGTAAAAGCATTTAAAGAAGCTACTCTTTCTAAGTCAGTAAAAGTCTCACTTTAAGTAGAGAGTATCAATACTTTCGTGCCTCATCATCTTATTAAGATTAGAATTAGAATTAACTGATATCATTCGATATCTTGCTCCATCTAATGCTTTAAAATTCTGTAAGGTTTTTGCGAATCTAGGATTATACCAAACGCTATTGAATTTATTCTTGGTTTGATAATTTGGAATAGTCTTCCAAAAATGACTAGGTTCTTGCCACTTCAATGAGACTCCAGCAATGTAATACGTACACTCTAAATGCTCAGCATAGTGATTCTTAAATAACCACATAGACGTAGTTACTGAATCTGGGAAATTACTCTTTTTACTACGTGGCCGATCCAATAATCTTAACCATGCTGGTATTGGTTTTTTGTTGAATCTATACCAATCGCTTGAGAAAATAGTGGAATTCTCGCGAAGCTTAGCCAGCGTCTCTGGATTCTGATTTAGTTCATGAACAATATCCCAATCATGGAAGAAGAAATAATTCGGTATGTATTTGAGCCAAATTCTATTAACACCAAGCGTAATTATAGATGGATCAAGTCGATCGAAATCAATATCATTTATTTGTGGGTCATTACCTAATATGAGAACTTTAGTCTTTTTCATTTAGCCAATCTATACTGTTCATATTCTTATCATCAATAAATATATCATATGCTGGTTTACCCATCTTCAATTCATGATGATTAACTTTCCAGAGTTTCAATTGGTGTTCGGTTAATTCTCTGAAGTTTTTACCAGACACAGTTCCACGAGCAGTCCAAAAAACAACAATATGACCGTCTGCATATAATTTATTAACTTTATCCACGGCCTTTTTAATAGGTTTAGCCGAGGCATAATCCATTGGTGCTTCTAACTTGCAAATAGTATCATCAATATCAATGTAGTATATCATTTATCTTAATCTTATTTTCAGTCTTGAATTCTTCCCAATCGGCTTCATTCATAATGTCTGGAAACCGTTCTCCATTATTACAAGATGCAGTAGAATAAAATTTACCTGGAAGATCACAGCCGCACTCTTTGCAAAAACCATTCTTAACACAATCAGCTTTACAAATATTTCCTCGATATAATACTTGTTCCTTTTGATAAGCCGGAAGAAGTCCAAAGTTATCACCAAGCATTTTTAGATTGCCCTCTAAAAAATTAGAGATATTCTTAAGAGTTATTTTTGGTTTCAAGTTCCTTTATCTTGTTTTTTATCCAAAGGAGTTGCCATCCATCTAAATATGTTGACATTACTAATTCGGCTTTTAACTTTTCTAGGTAAGTCATCTGGAATTATTTTTTTATAGTCGCCATCTATGAAATCTTCATGATAGGCGTGGTTTATCATTGCAATATGTTCATTGGCTAATTGAATAGGCTTAGCAAATCCCTTTGAGTTAATTTTAGTAGATAAATTAATAGTTAAACCTAATTTATATTGTATATTCAATTCGGCAAGGTCACTATTAATTGTCTCACATTTAATCAAATGATGAATCTTATATTTTTCAAAAAATCTATAGTCCTTTGCAATAGTTGTAACTATTCTAGTTTTTATGAATTCATCAGTCTGCATTCTTCGATTAACTAGGACTCTATGATAATTCAAAGCAGATTTTACTCTGGTATATGGTTCACGAATAGCACAAATAAATGTAAATTCATCTGGATCAAGAGCAAGCTCCCTAAGTTTAATAATTGCTGCTTTTAATGTACAGTGAATATAATTTGGATCATGAATACCAGAACACTCATTTATTTTTTCCATAGACTTAAAAATCCTATCACTGTCTGGAATTTGTTTAAAGTAATGACGTAATGTACTAGATCCACATTTTGGATTTTCTAAGAAAATTAATTTTGACTTTAATATTAGCATTAATTATTTATTTTTTTGTGTATCCACCATCAATAAAATCTTCATGAAAGAATTCATTTATTTTAGAAAGTGTATTAGAGTCCATCGATAAATCCAAAGAAGGATATAATTTACTCTTATTCTCTCTTACTGAATCATCAACTATTAGATTTAATTTATACTTCTCGCTTATTCTTCTTAAATCTGAATTGAGAGTTTCAGTAAACATAAATTCAGTTATTTTAAAATCCTCATAGAATCTGAACTTAGTCGGAATAAAATTCAAAAATCTACTTGGTCCACAGTCAATAGGTAACTCAAATACTTGCTTGGGGCTAATATCTAATGTTTCCTTAGACCGATTATGTTGATCTTTGCACCATGATCGTATTCTATCATATGGATTCCTAATTGCTGTAATATATGTATATGCTTCTGGGTCATCTTTGAGTGTTGTTCTAATATATTCAACTGCACTCTTTAATGAGCCATGACCATAGTTAGCATTATCATAATCAAAATCAACTTGATAAACATTTTTATTAGATCGAAAGGCACAATTACCTTTTCTGACTATTTGTGGATATATTGAAGTACGTAATGATCGTGAGCCTGTCTTCGGATTATCCAATATTACTATTTTGTTCTTCGTTATTATCATTCTCCTCTTAAACTTTTTCTCTTTGACTTCTCAGAATCAAGAACCTTTCTTGGCCCATATCCTCCTCTAGCATTCTCAATATCTCGAATACTCTTTACTAATTTAATTAGGCCTTGTGGCTCTACTGAGGCCATTTGATCACTGCCCCATAACGTTCGATCTAAAGTAATATGTCTTTCTATCCATGTTGCTCCAAGTACCGTGGCAACAATACTAGTAGTTAGTCCAAATTCGTGACCAGAATAACCAACATCAAATTTCTTATCAAAATCGCCACTATCATTCATCATGGTTAAATAACGTATGTAATCTAAATTCAATTCGTCATTTGGAGAAGGATATGTAGAATTAGTATGCATAACTACATCAGGTGATCCTACATATATTGCAGTATCAATTTCTTTTTGAGTACTCATCCCTGTTGAAATAATAAGGAACTCACAATATTCCCTAGCATATTCGACTAAAGCGACATCATTAATTAGAGCTGATGGAATCTTCATCATTGATCCCCAAGTATTATTTGGAAGTAAGATCTCATATTTACTCATGAAATCAACTGATTTGGTATCCCAAACTGATGCGAACCACTTCATTCCTTTTTCGTCACAATACTTATCTATCTCATCAAATTCAGCTTTTCCAAATTCTGAGTCATTCTTATAATCAAGATAAGTTATTTCATTTTCGTTCCATGGAACTCGTTTAGCCTTTCCTTTCTGTTCATTTGGAACACAAAGAATTGGAGTTCTTTTTTGGAATTTAACATAATCGCAACCTGCAACACAAGCAACGTCTATGAGTTTTTTAGTGTTTTCAAGAAATTTAGTCTTATCCTCGCCATATGCGAAATTAATGCCAATTTCTCCTATTATTTGAGTCTTTATCATTTACTTGTATTATTTTTCATTATTATGCAAACTTGTGTATCAAAGGAAACACAATCAAATTCGATGATCTTCCATCCATTTTCTCTTGCTTTTTTTCTAAAGAAGTTCTTCCATTCATCAAATGATTTAAGATTTATATGAACTGATGTTGTATTAATATTTATCTTCTTTAGATATTCGTCACTCCTTTTATCAATATTAGTGCTAAGACTATGTATGATAAATTTCTTTGCTACTCTAAATTGCTCATCTAATACCTTAGATTGTAGTGTAACAGGAATATGTTCCATTCCGTCTAAATGATAAACACAATCATATGAATTATCAGAATATGGCAGCCTGTGTATACTTCCTAAATCAATACTCAAATCTGGCCTAGAATCAACAGCTATATTTGAAATATCGATTCCTTGTATTTCTGAATTAAGTGTTTCTTTAAAGTGATCAATAAATGAACCCTTTCCACAAGCTACATCAAGAATAGTATCTGAACTTGACAATATTTTAATGGCTTTGCGTATAAATTTTGAATCACTAGGTAAAGTAAACCACTTTTTCCTAGCTGTTTCCAAACCGTAGGCTTTCCTATTATGAAGAGCATTGTACTTCTCTAATTCAACTTTAATTAAACTACCGTTAGCCATTAATTATATTAGTTATTTTATCTAAATTCGAATTGATGTTGCTTTTGATTGTTTTCACAATTGATCTAAAATCAGTTGTTCTTGTACTCATATATGCAGTCAATAGTGTCTGTAATGAAATATCACTAAATTCTACTCCAGTAGAGTCAGCTGAGATATCTGAAAGGAAGTATTTCAATTTATTATGCGAGATTATCGAAACTACTTTTGTTCCTAATCCCATAGGTATCATTTGTGCATGACCTCTAGTTGCAAAAATAGTCTCAAGCCTAGTATAGTATTCATTTTGGAAAGTTCTAGATCTTCCCTTAAGTACGATCAGTTTATATTGACTTCTCAACTGTTTCGTATATTTAAGCCAATCAATAAACATCGTATCTAAGCATTGGTCGATTATGTGAATCTCGTATCCTAATTTACGAAAGTGCTCCATAGTTTTAGCAATGTGTTTAAATTTAGAATAGGCTTGGTCTTTATTACCATATCGCATTTGCCATCTGTCATTGGCTATTTGAAAGCCTATTATTTTCTTCTTGTGTTGAGTAATAGGTACATCGTTTAGTATCGTTGGGCAGAAGCAGAAATCTATCTTATCTCTAAGTTTAGGATCAGAATTAGCTAAGAAATCAGTTATGTCTCCACGGTGTCTCATAGAAAAATAAGCTGATTTCTCAATCAGTTTAATCATAGAATTTTTATTTGGATATTGCTTTCGATCTGCTTGTCTAAATTGATTCCAACCAACTGAGAATACAATAATAGGAATAGTTATTCTATCCAGAACAGAGTCTGAGATTATCCATTGATATCCTGATTGTCTCTTTATAGAATTATATGGAAGATTATTCAATTTGCCTATTCCTTTTCCATTTACTTCATCTAATAAAAAGATTCCACCTGGACCTAGAACAATAAAATCGAATTTCTCATTTATTTCCAAGACTCTATCTAGTGTTACTAACTTTCGACAATCATCTCTAGTCCAGGCAATATTACACTTAGCCTTCAATGCAACTTCTGCTGCTTCTGCTAAATTTATATCTCCAGAATTTATTGAAACTGAGCAGAGATGTAATCCTTTCTTTATGGTTGTATTTTCCATTTATCGGTGAATGTTTTTACTTGTGCCCTAGTTAAAGCATGCTGTTCAGCTGCTGATTTTGATTTGAGTGTTTTACTCTCAACATGTTCAACTACTGATCCTCTAACTAATGCATGTTTTATATTCTTTCTTTTTAGTGTCTCAGCATAATCATTATCTGCATACCAAAATTCAAATCGTTCATCTAGTCTTCCAATCTTCTGATATATGGAACGCTTTTGAAATATACACCAACCTGCTACATGTCGTCTTATTTTATATCCATATTCTATTTCACGATCTTGTGGAAGTTTGAATACTGTTTTATGTGGCTTAGTTGAATATGGAGATGTACTTAGTAACTTTGGGTCTTTATTCATGGCATGCATCATACTAGTTGCCCAGCCCTTTTCAAAAAGTAGGTCATTGTTACATAAACATACAAATGGATTCTTGCCAGCGTTTATTCCAATATTCAAATATCGGTGATATCCGAATTTAGAAGTTGGATGAATTACTTCAATATCCCCATTATTTGCATATTCAGGAAAGGATTCGGCTTTGTTTGATTCAATTATGTAAACTTTAAATCGTATCAGCGGATCAGACGATAGAAGAGTATCAACGGTATCCATTGTTAATTTCTTGAATTCTGCGTTTTTAGCTAAGCTTATTATGACTACGTCTACCATTAGTTTATATTATTTTCTCCAGAATATTTCTGTCCTTCTAGATTAAAATTAATGAATGGATTAATTGAATGGATGTTACACGAATAAGCTTTAGAAATTAGAGCTTTAACATTCTTAGTTTGAGCTTCAATAGTCAGGAGCCAAGCTTTATAATCATCCCACTGTTTCCATGGAGTATCAGTAATCGTATCATAATATCCACTAAAATTAGCTTCATTATTTATTAGTCCACAGTCGTGGCCTACTATGAAAATAGATCCTGCTCCCATATAGGCAGCCGCATGAATAGCAGTAGTTATGGTCGATTTACTAACAATCAATTTCTCTTTAATATCAGATGAATCGATTATTCCTGCATCAGTATTACAATTATGTCGATATGTATATACATTTCTGGAATCTCTAGGTATAACATTCAAAGGAAGTCTAGTATTTCCATATCTGTGTTTAGATAAAAGAACCTTTGCTCCTGTCGCAACTGCTTTATCTAATAGCTTAGGCTCCTTATACACTAAATACTTAGTCCTTATTTTTTTGTAAACTTGATTTACTCCAATGACTATTCTATCATCAAAGAAAGTAGAAGAGAAGTAATCTAAGCTTTTTCCACTAGCTACGACATATATGTCCTTGCCTCTGTGTATATCACGTAATGCTGTAATGTTGTTTACCATGATGTATATGGGATATTGAATTTATTTGTTGTTTTTACTAATTTGTATGATTCGCCTGCTGCGTAAATTATACTGTCAAATGCTATGTGTTCTTGGTCAGGTTCTACTGAATTTATTATTTTCGATAGTTCCTTTAGTCTATCTCGATCTAAATAGAATCTAGTAGTTGACGCATATTTTCTGTGTATATCCATTCTGACTGTTTCCATATGATGCATTATTAGTCTGGCTGGAGTAAAAGTATGTGTTGAAGTAGCATTACTTGTATAAACACCACGAGTAGGATCAGTACGTACAAAGAATTGTAATCCGTTTTTACTAGTCTGGTTTACTCTGCAGATAAATGGGACATATTGGTTACTGAGTCCTCTATGTAGAACTGGAGTAACATAATTTATGTATTTACATGCACTATAATGAACATCATTCATGTAAATATAGTCTTTTGCTTGTTTAAAGTCATATGCATCATAGAATTCATCTACATCAAGACAAATATAATGAGTACATCCATTTCTAATACACTCGTTTAATGTGAAATTTCGTTTAGCTATTTCATACGACTTAGCTATTTTTACTTTGTTAGCCTTCGATTTTGTATTTACTGGTGCAAATGCTGAAAATTCAATAAGTGAATCAATTAATCCGATCTTCTTTAATTTATTCAGCTCAGCTACATCTTTAGCTTTAATCTTAGCTCCAAACCATGATACCTTTTGATATGCGACACATACGAAATCTACATGTTCTCGTATACTATTTATTGCTGATTCCAATAACTCAATGCCATCAAATACTATATACGTTGCACCTAATTTAGGAATTGCAGGTTTATCTAGTCTAACTCGATTAGGTAGTTTAGTCGTTTTCTTTCGTCTAGCAATATCTCTAGCACGCATATTTGCTACTTCTCTATTAGTATAATTAGCAGGTCTATTTGATAATCTAGTTGACGACTTATTTGTAAATTGCCAAAGTCGATCTATTTTAGCATGCATAGCAGATTTATTCTTAATACTATTGAAGTTTATAATATGTGCTGCTTTTATCTTGGGAGAAAGTTGATTGTATTTCTTATCGGTAATTTCAGTGGATCTAATTAATACATATTGCTGGATAGTATTATGTTCCTCTTTAGTGATTAACTCGGTTATTAATTCATCTATTCCATGCATAGACAATAATCCTATATCATTACTTAATGCGTCAAGAATGAGAACATCGTCTAGAGTTATATTTGAATCTTTGTAGAATAACAGTAGTCCAGAATCATTAATAGTAATAGAAGATTCAAGTAAGAATTCACTTATTGATTTAAGGAACACATTATAGTATGAAGAGTATATGATCTTATGCTCTAATCCAAATAATGAAAGTTTAAAAAGATCTAGAATATATGCTGGATCTTTGGTAAATCTTGAATTACGAGATATTGCATATTCAATAAGAGGATTATTTGTGACATCTCGTAATTCAATTTTAGGATAAATCTTAATTAATTCAGAAAGAGAACGATTACTAAATGCTGCCGACTTGTGGATCAATAAAATTATCGTTCCATCAGACCATTGATTCTCTTTAGTAAATGTAAATATGCAAGTTCTAGTTAAATGTAAAAACTTATCACTAGCTTCAGTTACGAATACTATTTCATCTGTTGGTAAATTCATCTAGTTCACGTTGACTATCTACATCTATTACATCTGGAATGGTGTAAAATACAGTAGATTCTCCGTACATATTTTTGTTTAACTTATTTATAGCTGACGCCTGGAAAAAGCATACATAATGACTTATCTCAAAGCACTTAGGATAATCTTGTCTTCTGTATAAATCGTGCGGTATAATCTGTTTTCCATATATTCCATCTACTCCATGCTCATGTAAACATAAATATGGATTAGTCTTTATTTCTTTTTTACACAACATAGAAGTAGCATTGCTATTAATATGCTGATCTTTGAAAAATTTAAGAGCATTATTAACATGCTCCCAAGTCCTTTCTGGGTACGTCAAATATAAAAGTAATATGATTTCATCTGGATCAGGTAATATTTGATTTAAGGCATGTACTAATACATCTCGTATAGACGTAGTATCCTGACTTAAAGACTCAGGTCGTTTTATGAAATTAAAATTATGTTGTTTAGCTTTAGTTTCGAGTAAAGAATCATCACTTGTCACCCAAACATCATGTCTAATATCGTGTGGTATTATGTCTGCAGTTTGGAAGAATAATTTCCTATTCTTAAATGGTAGGCCTTTTGAAGCCTTTCGTCCAGGTATTATTATCTTCATTCTTCTGTAATTTGCTGAATTCTTCCAGTGTTATTTTTGGTATGTCTAATTGGCCATTCAAGCTCAAATCATACATAGCTACTCCTCTGAGTTTTAATTGACTATGGAGTAATGAATATGCTGCTTTTACTTGTTTCAAATAATTCATTTGTAAGACTGGATGTTTACCATCCTTTGGATTATAGAAATGACCAGTATTGAAGTCTACTCCAATTATTCCAATATTCCTAGCGCCAAGTTTATAAGCAAGACAAGCAGCAACATATGGTGAATTAACAAAATGATCGATTTTATGTTGTGAATCTAGATTTTTTAGTGCTTTTTCTCCCAAATCAAAGTGAACTATATTCTTATGTCTCCAGCCAGCAGCACAAGTAAATAATCGTTTCGCTTTCGAATTGTTCACTAAATCCTTCCTGCGTTGTTCTTTAAATCGACCTTGGTGATCTGTGACTACTAAATATGTAGGTTCAAATAACTTAGGTACATCGTTTACACCAATTGTGATATAGTCAGAATGATGTTCCTCGAAGCCTAAGAGAGAAGTCCCGCACCCGCATACAATTATATCCTGTCCATAATGGATGCCTATAAATTCTCGAAGCCTTTTAACTATTTTTCCCAAGGGTAGAACTATTTTTCAATTTCTTATACAAGATAGTAATAAAAAGTTTATATCTTGACAGATTATTATTCAATATTAGGTGTAACTGAATTAGCTACTAAGCCGGAGATAAAATCAGCATATCGAAAGTTAGCCGTAAAGTATCATCCTGATAAAAACCAAGGAAGCAAAGCATCAGAAGAGAAATTTAAACAAGTTTCTGAAGCATATGATACGTTGAGTTCAGATAGTAAGAAGAGAACGTATGATAATTCTAGAAAACCTAAACGACCTTATACTCGAAGAACGAGTGTAGATGATTTTGAAGACTTCATAAATAAGGATCGATTTAAAAACGGAGGACGTGATAGAGACTTTCAAAGTAATCCATTCAATTATACTAAAGGAGCTAGGCAGAAAAGTAGTGATAGCGCTAGAGGAACTCAAGGAAAGACTCACGCAGCCCCACCAACTCTTGATCATCTATCTTTAACTGTTCCTGCAGAAGTCAGCTTAGTCGAAACAATGACTGGAGAAAAGATAGTAGTTCACGTATCTAGAAAAGTCATATCATATGATGGAAAATATGCAGATGGTAAAATAAAATACCATATGTCTACTGAAGATAAGGATATAAGTATTACTCTAAATACAAAAATTAATTATCTCCAATTTAAGAAAATAAATGATAGAGTATATACATCAAAAATCAGAGTCCAGAAAATGGGTAATGAAGAGGTGTATCGTAATACTGATATTTGGAATGAAGAAATATTAGTTCCAATTACTGGTGACTTATTCATCGAAGTTCATTTAGTTATTCCAGAAAGAATTGAAATAAATGATGGTGAAATTATCCAATATGTTGATCTCCCTCTATATAAAATATTATCGGAAGAAGAAAAGATTGAAATTGAAACGATAATAGGAAAGAAATATGAGGCTAAAATTAATCAGCCTGAATCAACTAATAATTTGAAGTTCGTATTGCCTAAAGGTGGAATAATCGGTTCATCTGGTGAACTGGGTGATTATACTATACGATTCAACGTCCTGGCACCAAATGTTTCTAAACTAACGAAAAAGAATAAAACTCTACTTATTTCCCTGCTGAAGAACATTTAATACCTTCCTGTCAATTTTTCTTCGGAGCCTGAATAAATAATAAAAAATTCAACAGGCTTTGAAGAATTCTAATGAATTACCTATGTGGATGTCTGAAATCTCAGATGACGCTGTTCTTATTATAGAGAATATCGGTGAAGATTTAGCAGTTGTCTCTAAAGATCCTAAATCAATTATACTCGAAGGAGTATGTGCGGTTTTTGGAAAAGCGAATAACAATCGCAGAGTTTACGAGAAGGAAGAGTATCTTCCACACCTTACTTATCTTAAAGAAAAAATATCTAAACGTCAGCTTACTGGTGATTTAGATCATCCTCAACATTTCGATGTTAAACTAGCGGATGCTTCACATATTATTGAAGGTTTAGAATATGATGGTGGTGATAAAGTAAATATTAGACTACGACTACTAGAAAATACACCAAACGGAAAAATCGCTAAGGCTTTATTAGATGGAGGAGTTAATCTCTCGATCTCATCGAGATCAGCTGGAACAGTTAATGAAGGTGGACGTGTATCACTACAACGTATCTTTACTTATGACCTAGTTGGAGAACCTGGTTTTACTGAGGCAATTCTAAAGAAAACAACTAATGAATCGCTACAAAGCGAATTCAAAATGATAACTGAAAGTTACGATCATTTAAAGGAGACTTCAATAGTTAAATCGAATCATTTACAAGACATATCAGAAAGCTTGAACTTTGCTGATAATTTTAAAGTCTATAAGATAAATAAACTTAATAATGATCTAGGAGCAATCCCAGTGTTAAGTAAAAACGAAGAAAAAAACAATAACGCAATGGCCGAGTTTGTAACAGCGGAACATATGGACAAGTATTCAGGAGTCCTAAAAGAGAAATTTGCAGAAGTTAAACAAGAATTAGCTGCTCAAAGAACTCTTATTAATGAATCGCGTAACTCTACAGACGTAGACACTATCGCAAATGAAAGTACTGAGAAACTATATGAATATGTAGATTATTTGACTTCTACTTTAGAAGGAGTTATTAATTTCACTGATTATATGTCAACGAAATTAAATGAATCTATTTCATATACTCAACATGTTTCTGAAGTTACTAACAACTCTATCAAGTATGCAAATTACATTGGAGAGAAAACGGCTAACTTAAGTAAACAACAAGATTCTATTCTAGAGAAAGTAGCTGGTTCAGTTAAATACTCAGAATACTTAAAAGAGAATCTTAAGAATTCACTTAAATATCAAGATTACTTAGCAAAGGAACTTGATAAAGGGCTTCAATATGCTGAATATATTGGAGAAGGTACAAATCTTGGAATCGAATATGCTGAATCTCTTGCTAAAGATATTCAAAACAACAGAGAATTTGGAGATTATCTTAGTGAAAAAGTAACTCAGACAATCGGTTATGCTGAATACATCACTGAAGAGATAAATGGTTCAGATGGACCTAAAGCTAAAAGGAATATCCTTAAAGGAGTTTCTAAAGTGAATGAATCTACAGGAGAAACTATCCAACTTACTGGAGTAGATGCTCTAGTTGAACAAGTTGATAATCTTATACTTGATGTTAAGAGTGATTCTGCAAATGCAGTTTTAGAAGGAAGACATCCATTCTTAAAAGTATTATCACAACCGAATAAAGATATTTTCTTCAAAATCGATAGCGAAACTCGCGTATCAATCGTAGAAGCTCTACACGGATCAGTATGGTTTACTGAGAAAGATGTAGTATCTATAATGGAAGCAGTAGTTAATCATAAAAACTCTGAAATTCCAAATGTTATTAAATTCATGCCTGATAGTAAGAAAGATCTATGGAGCAAAATGAATGAAAGCGAAAAAGCTCAGATTTATAATAGAGCACATCTCTATACATTAAATACTCCATATCAAGTTACTACCTTCTGGTCAGAAATGGATACACGAGGTATTAATGAGAGAATTGAAGTAGAAAAGAGTAATAAAAAATTGAAACAACTCAACGAAAACAGCCAAAGTACAGAAGGCCTAATACCTGTTCAACAGGTTGTTGAGTCCCAGAGAGGTTACACTCAAAGTTACATGGATAAAATGCTTAGAATGGCAGAATATCGCAAGTAATAGTAAAAAGTAACAATAAAAAAAGTCAATATAAAAAATGGCACGTACTAAAGTTTTTAAACGTACAAACGACAACCAGTTGAATGAGAACTGGAAGCCAATCCTAGAAGGAATGGGTGCAAGTGTTGAGAAGACTCCATGGTTAGCAGAATATGCTCACAACCATGCGATCTTTGATAACGCTACACCACTCTTTGAGCAAGCTGCTCCAGGATCGTTTTTCCAAACTCCTCAGTCAATCGGAGGTTTCATGGGAGCACCAGCTGCTCCAACTGCATCACAAACACCTTTTAGTGGTGGTGCAAAAAATTCATACGCTGACTCAGGTTCAGGTGATAAATTTCCTTCACTTCTACCCGTAGCTATCCAAGTTGCAGCTAAGACTATCGGTTTCGATCTAGTCCCTGTAATTCCAATGGATTCTCCAGTAGGGTTCTTACCTTATTTGGATTATGTCTACGCTGGTGGTCGTGAAGATCAGGATGCAGATCCTTATCTGATCAAGCTTAGTGGATTAACCGCAAATGATTACCCAAATGCAGTATCTGGTGATGCTGTTACTGGACAAACAGGTCACACTGCTCAATTCGTAGGATTCTCTCGAGTTGATGGTCATGTAATCATAAAAATTCTTGCTGATACCGTAGCTAATGAAACAGTTGCACTATCGTTCGAAGGAAACAACGTTACCATTTCTGGTGATGCTGCAGTAGTTGGAACAGGTGCTGTATCTCTACCTTCTGCTCTTGAAAACCATATTTCTGGTTTCACTGCAGTGAGTGATGAAGATTACGCTACTACACAGTTCGAAGGTCCTTATCTACCTGCGACTGGTAACACTCCTACGGGAATGACCAGAGAAAAGGCAGAACTTTCTAAGTTCCGTCAAATGGGTATGAGAATGTTCACAAAGTTCGTAGAAGCTATTTCTGACCAAGTAGCAATTTCTGCAACTGTTGAACAGATTCAGGATCTTAACCGAGTATGGAATTACGACGTTATCTCAATGCTTGAGAACGTTGCAGTTAATGACTTGGCACAGTCAATCAATAAAGTATTAGTAGATAGAGTATTCGATCTAGCTGACACTCACTCTGCGGAAGTAGCGTTAGTTGAAGGTTCAGGTATTACTACTCTTGATCTTAATGCTGGAACTGGTGGATTTGAAAACGTTTCGACTCTACAACGTAGATTAGTTACCAAGACATTAGAGCTTGCGAACTTGATCTATCACAGAGGGAGATTCGGTGCTGGTACCTTCTTGGTAACAAATGGACGAGTTGCTTCTGCTATGGCTGATGTTGCTGGTTACTCAATTGCTCAAGTTCCTTCGGATATGAGTGGAGTTGCTGGAAACCTTTATCCTGCAGGAAAAGTTTACGGAGTACAAGTATACGTAGATCCTAACCTTAGATGGGGAGATACACGTATCGTACTTGGACGTAAAGGTGCAGACGAAGAGCCAGGTGTTAAATTCATGCCTTATATCATGGCTGAGTCACTTCAAACAATCTCAGAGGGATCTTTCTCTCCTAAAGTTGGTATGAAGTCTCGTTATGCTGTAACTGAGGCTGGATGGCATCCAGAAACTCAATATATCTCTATGGATATAGCTGGAGACCTAGCAGTTCTTACTGGTGGTGTTGCTCCTTCAGCTTTAGGTAGCTAAGAGTTAAATACGCTTACTTAAAAAGGCCTCTAAATTTTTAGAGGCCTTTTTCTTGTGTCACACTTTTGGGGTAGGTTGCGTAGAATGACTTAATCTATTTTAATGAACTCTTTATTTTTAATTGCTTTCTGGATCCAGCGATTCAGATAAGATCCTTTCATTTCAGCATTAAAGTTACTGGTACCTAGATCTGTAGATAGAATCATCTCAGATAGATCATCAGATTTTTCAACAAGTTCAGTAGTCTCTATAGGAAACTGATATGTTCCTGATTCTAAAGTTACCTTGTAATAAAGGTTACCTGAAATATACTGAATGAAGTAAGCGATTATCTTACTTCGAATCAATTCTTTTTGAATGTCAATTGGGTTGTACTTCATTTTCCGATTTGTTTTTAGACGAATAATAGTACTATACTATGTAATCCTGACAATATAAAACCTAAGACAATAGAAGCAATAAGGTTTATAAAAAGAAGTAGGATTATAGGGATCATAACTAGTCCTTTGAATTTAGATAGGACGCTTAATACAATAGAAGCAATTGCGTCCAGTTTCTCCTTTTGTCCTGCAATATTGACAACTCCTTTAGTTATGTCCAAAGTGACTGAGATTTTGTCCCATTGGAACCACATATATCCAAGTTCTACTAGATTAATAATAGAAAATATCCCAAGAATAAGAAAGAATGTTATCATTTTGCTTTTTTGTGTTTATAAAGAGGCACTCTTGTTTTTAAATGAATAATACCTGATTCCCAATCAAATCCAGGATCTAGATTATCAATAGCAGTAGATGATCTGGCTCCCATGCTAGGTGAATTATCAAGTATCTTAACTTGCCAATTAGCATGCCTAGGATTATGTTTAAGTAAATAATCAATCTTTTCCTTTAATTGAAGAAGAGTAAGACTATTTTTAGTGTGTAATTTACAAGTCCATCGCCATACTGACTGAAGAGTATCGAAATTTATTTCGATTGATTGAACATGCCAGCCTTGAGCATCCATAAACATATACACTTCAGACTCATCTATTTTAGAATCTTCTGAACCCTCAGCAACCATTTGATGTGGCTGATCGTCTATGGTAGTATTCTCTATTGAGATCATACTAGTTTTTTCTGAATTGATTGTAGTGTTGCTTTGACTTGAACAAGAACTGGATTACTCATGTCCGCTTTCTCATCCATCTTATCAACGTACATATGAGAAAGAGTGTTAATAGCAATTCGTTCGGTTTCAGTAAAAGTTACTGTTATTTGCTTGCTCATTTTTGGCGTGTTCTAATTTCTTTCGGAATATTACAATAACCGTTGGGACCATTACAATAACTGGTGAGTATCCATCATGATCAATAGGGTCATCTACCCAAATCTCTTGGATAAGTCTACCCATTGTATTATTGTAAATAAATAACGAATCTCTCGATTCAGTATGATGAACAATAGGGTCATTATGTGGAGTGAACATAAAAATTGTATCTTGTGCAATAACTCCGCCAATTGACAGTACACATAAAATTAAAATAAGACTAAACTTCCTCTTCATTTTTTTTGGAATTGGTTATTACTTCTTTGAGTGACTTCCATTCTACATTTACTGTAGCTCCTGGTTTACCTCCACTTAATGATTCAGCAGTAGGCATGGCTAATTGTATTTCACCAGTTTTATTTTTTCCAATTGCAATAAATCCAAAGCCTTCACATATTTGCGAGGCATATTGTTTACTACTCAGGCTAGACGCGATTTCTTCGATATCAAAATCAGGATCCATTCCGCCTGGATCATGTACATCTAAATATTGTTTTGAGTATTCGGCCATTGTGTAATTATTATACTATTTCGAGTTTGATTTTTTCAGTTTGTTGATCTCCTCTATCATTTTATTTAACTCAGCTTCTATCGCAATTCGCTTAGGATGCTTTAATGGAAGATACATCGCAAGATCCTTAGCGTATTTAAAATGCTCCCAGTAACTTGCCTCTAAGATCTCTAAATTATGCAGCAGTTCTAAGCTTATCTCGAAGTTCTTTCCAGAAAGCTCGTCCAACTGGGACAACAACTTTTCCTGGAAGTATAACTGCTTTATAATTAGCAGACTTTATTTTAGCAGAATTCACAATATGCGAACGATGAGTTCTTATGAATTTTTCAGGAAGACGAGAAAGAATGCCTTTCATTGTAGACACTGTCACGATCTTATCAGTCTTAGTTCGAATAATAACATAATCAGCTAATGCTTCAATGCGTGTAATCTCACTCAGATTAATAATAGTATCTCGAAAATCTGCACGTACTGTTATTGTTTTGCTCATATTATATTTTATGAGGTGATGCTTCTATTCTACCAGAAGTAGTTACTATACAATATTCTGGTGCAAATTTATAAATATTCTCAGCACCTCCATATGAAAGAGCTGATTTTAATCCGTCAATTAATCCTTCTAGTGTGAATTTTACTCCTCCTTTGAATGGAACCATTGTAGATACTCCTTCGATATTTCGTTCTTTCTGACCATGTTTTGATTTGGTTTCTAATGAAGCGGCTCCTGCGTATCTTTTAAATAGAGCACCGTCTTGTTCTATTATCTTTCCTGGTGTTTCTTCTGTTCCAGAAAGAATAGAACCTAGCATTACGCAATCTGCGCCAAAGGCAAGAGCCTTTGCAATATCACCACTGTTTCGTATTCCGCCATCTGCCATGATTGGAATATCTACAGTACTTCCTAGTCTAGCGATATTCTGAATAGCGGTTAGGTTTGGAACACCAAATCCTGTTTTTATTCGAGTTGTACATAGACTACCGCCGCCTATTCCAACTCTGAGTCCATCTACTCCAGATTCTATGAGAGCGACTGCTCCTTCAGTAGTTGCGATATTGCCAGCAATAACATCGACATGCTTAGGTAACACTTCTTTTAGTTTTTTAATAGCCAACATAACTCTAGTATGATGTCCATGGGCAACATCTATTAATATGACATTTACTCCATCATCGACAAGTCGTTCTGCATGTTCGACATAATCATGACCAATACCGATTGCTGCCATTATTGGGATCTCACTAGGGGCACATTCCCATATACAATCGTCGTCAGCAGTCGATAAGTAATTAGATATTTCTACTGAGAGCCATCTAACTTGTACGCACTGCTGTTCAATTGACATAAATCTATGGATGCAGCCTACTCCACCATATTGGAACATTTTGAACGCCATTTCTTTCTCACATATTGTGTCCATACATGAAGCAATAAATGGTGTCATTATTTGATAATTCCTACTTAATTGAGTAGTAAGATCAATAGTTTCTCTTGATTCGACTGATGAACGTGCAGGAATTAATTGCACGTCATCGTAAGTTAATGCTGTTTGATTTTCGCTCATTTGTATTTCTTAATTAGTGCTGATCTGAGATCTTTAAGATCTGTTTCATACATCGTAGCAGGTTTCAGCTTTTTTGTTGCTACTAATTCTACCTTCTTATCTCCTACTTCAGATAAGATCTCTTCATATCTTTCCTTAGTTAGTGAGTGAATTGGCATATAAAGCAAATAGTTATATGATCTATCTACTTCATCATAATCTGCGGTTTCCAAATAAAGAACTATAGTTCGCTTAGGAACATTATTGATTTTCAGTTTCCTATCGATAATGTCTTTAATGAATCTAGCTCTATTTGTAAGCATCAATAATTCTCTATTGAGTTTCTCAATTAAATGAATTTTTCGCTTATCATAATATTTCAATCTAAAGGCAACAAAGTATTTGATTATCTCTGATGCGCTTTTGAAGATTTTCAGTTTCTTATTCTCATCTAAGACAGTTAGATTCTCAGATTGTTTTTCTTCCATCTTCAATAAACGAGTTAGTCTATCACTTGTCGTTAATCTAGCTAATTCGCTTCTAGAGAACTTCACTTCATAATCAATAGAACCTTTACCTCTGTTCGCATAACTCGTAATAGCTCTAAGATCTTCTTTGTTTGAAAGATATGTGTCATACTTCTCATATGTCATAGATGGTGGAAGTTCAGATATATCAACAGTAGTTGTATTTTTAGCATTCCATCTTCCGCTAAATATCCATGAGCCAGATGCTGTATCTTTATGCACAACTCCATTGTATCCATTGTACCATGGAACAGGCTCATTAAATCTCTTTCCAGTCAATTCCTTTAGGCAACAGTCAATTAAAACTATTGGATTTCTATTTAAGATATTAGTTGCGAACCCTACCGCTATTCCTGAACTCCCATTCAGTAACACAGTTGGAATAATAGGAAGAAAATATTCTGGTTCTATCTCATCGCCTTCATCATAAGTTGGAGTAAGCAATTCAAAATCCATGTAGATCTGTCTGAAGTTCTCATGAAGTTTAGTAGATACATATCTTGGGGCTCCTGCTTCTGGAGATCGTAATGATCCATATTGTCCAATTGATTGAAGGACAGGCATAGAGTTCTTAAATGACTGAGCCATGGTTATAATAGCTCCATTCAATGATGAATTATGTGTCACTATTTTAGATTTGCGTCCAATTACAAAATTGTGATGCTTATCTACGGTTATATCATAGAATTTCTTAGGAGATTCTAGATTGTTTATTTTAATAGATTTTATTTTCATATGTTAGCGTTTATAAATGCTTTACACAGATTAATATTGTCATCTATATTGGAATCACTCCATATTTCAAGAATCTTGAATCCTTTATTAATAGCTGCATTATTTTTTATTTTAGTCTTTCTAATATTCTCACTTGAGGTCTCATTTGTAAATGCAGATCTCCATTTATTTAGTTTAGTCAATTCCCACGTAGGATTTGCATGAAATCCGACACCATGATATTCGATTATTATATTCTTAGATCTAATACAGAAATCATAGAAATATGTTTTAGTACCAATATTAATAAAATATTCAGATTTAGTATCATGTCCTACATATATATCAGATTCTAGTATTCCAAGTGATGTGCATAATTTAGATATTGGATTAAATACTAGCATTGATTCAATCGACGCTTTTCCAAATATACTCAATCTTGGATCATATCCTATGTCATTTATAAATCTATTATGATTCTCCCACCATTTGTTCTTAAATAGATCAGGATTATCAATTAACGTTTGACGAAGAGTTTCTTTCTTTTTAATTTTAATATCTTCAGATTTCGATATATTGTCTACACCATATCTTGTCATCATAGTGGCTTTAATTGCAGCCTTTACTGTATCCCTTTGAAAAACATTAGATATTCCTTCATTTTCTAGTAATTCTAATTGTATTCTAATTTTAGATTTCGAATTCTTAGAAAAATTATGTGGAGCTCCCTGTGTTAACATATATGTTTTCTCCTTTAGAATAGCTGCACATTTCTTAGAACATGTTTGATTCTGATAATGTTTAAATTCATTATTGCAGTTTCCACATTTCTTAATTTTTCTACATTCCTTACATGTATGTAGAAATCTAATAGGATCATTATTAATTCTATTAGTATTTAGATATGGGCTATTATTATACATTATGTTGCATTTATCGCATTTTAATTCCATAGTGACTAGCTTTTATTTTATTTATTAGGCTAAATATCACCAAGGTGATGGATTATGATTTTAAATTTATTATGTCGTCGTCTTCCTCTAAATCTTTAGCTTTAATCCATCCACGCTGAGTTAAGAACGGATGATTGTTTGTGCATTTGAATATGCTACCGTCTTCCATCTCAATTTCATACTCAAGATCAGTAACTTGACCTATCCTAGGAGAATGACCGATTGCTTCTACAAATTTATCAGTAGATTCATCAAATGCTAAAACTTTAAGTTTAGTATCTCGATATTTTTCAAACCATTCACATATTGTGATATATGAACCGTCACTTAATAATATCTCAGTATCTGGATCAAGACAGTCGCCATGATGGTACTTAGCATCTGCTGCAACTCTACCTGCAAGTTGGAATACCTTCAAAGGCTTCTCTTTTCCATTCTTCCAGACTTTATCTGCAATATAAATGATTTTTCTTTGAGTTGGCTTAAATCCATCAATTACAGATGGAATAGCTCGTTCCTCAAGAACATAAACTGCATAGTCTCGATATTCCTTGTCTAGGAAATCAGTTATTGTTTTACTATTCTCCATTCAGTATTCTTTTTATAATTAGAGTTAGAATAAGTTACTTAAGCTTATTAAATTTAATAATATTTTATAAAAGTCTATCTTTTCTAGGTTGAGAATCTTTTCCAAACCATGCATCTAGTGAATCTTTATAATTTTTATCATTAATCATTTTAATTAATTTTGGATTATGAATTATCTCTTTATATTCTGAATCACATAATGCAGCTAATCCTTTCTTATATTCAGTTTCCCAACCAGCGGATCCTTTAAGTTTGGTCCATTTTTCATATTCTTCAGAAGTATAGAAACTCTTTACTTGTTTTCCTTTCTTGGCAACAACAAGTGGAGTCAATACTTTATAGACTCTACCATCATCGAATAATTCAGGCCAATATCTATTTAGGAAATTAATTACTAAAGCAGCAATGCAATCTCCATCTGGATCCGCATCAGTATATATGTAGATCTTTCCATATCTCAAGTTTTTAGGTTTCTCACCAAGTTTTAAACCAATTGCTGCCATTAATGGAACAGCTTCTGTAGTTTTTCCTTGCTTATTCTTAACAACTCTAAGATTGCTTAATTCGCTCACATTCATAAACTTACCTCGTAAAGGAAATGCTCCTTGATATTGAGGATCTCTATGTTCTCTAAATGCAGATTTTGCAGAATCTCCTTCGAATATTCCTAATGTGCATTTACCTCTATCTCCTTTCTTCTGTGCATCAATTAATTTGATGACTTTCTCTTTACTAAGCCCTTTGTTTAACTTTCTAAGTTCTGCATTTTCCTGAGCCTTAAGCTTCTGATTTACCCAATCTAATACTGATTCAACAATTTCAGATTTAAAAACAGCCTTTGCTAATTTTTCAGAAACATTATGCTCTGTTCCAAAGTCTCTAACTTCGGTCATCAGTTGTGTCTTAGTCTGAGCATCAAAATTAGAATTTATAACAGAGCTTTCAATAAACACGTGTATATGATTTCTAATATCATTTGGCTTGACCTCAATCTTATGTTTCTTTTTGATGAACTCCCTTAGATGAGCGATAAGTTGATTTGTAATATACTCTACATGAGTACCACCATTTGATGTATGTACAGAGTTAACAAAGCTAGTATTCGTGAACCCATCATTAGAAACAGCAAATCCTATCTTCCAATCATCACTTTCTTCATAAAAATAATCAGGAGTATGTAATGCTATGTAATCTGAGAATGAGTTTAGCTTAATATTAAATGTGCTTTTCTTTTTGTTTTTAATAGTCGTGAATGAGATTCGCAATTTTATGTTACATGCAGCGATATCTAAACATCGTCTAAATAAAAGTTTACAATCATTATCAGAAATAGTTTCCATTTTAAACCTAGAAAGTTCTGGAGTATAAGTTATTTCTGTGAATTTTCGTTTATTTGGAGTAATTAAGGCCTTGGTCCTCTTAGATAAGTTATTACTAAATATTTGATGAAATTGATTTGTTCCATCACAGGTAACAATTTTGAATTTTGTACTGTATATATTAGTAAGAGTTGATCCTACTCCATTTGTACCAGCGCCTTTTCGTTTTTCAGTATCATCAAAATTTGAACCAGATCTAAGACTTGAGAATATCATTTCTGGGATCCACTCTTTATGTACCGTATGCATTTTAACAGGAATTCCACCATTGTCCCAAACACTTATAGTATTTGAATCTAGATTTAATGTTACTCGTACCTCAGAAAGTTTCTTATTTTTACGATGTTCATCAGCAGAGTTAGATATAATTTCATCAAATATCTTTATAAATCCCGGATTATAGGTAATTGTGTCTAAATATACCTTCTTGCCATCATATAAATGTATTGGTCCATTATGTGGAACGACTGTTCCTATATACATAGATGGTCTTTTTAAAACATGTTCAGAATCTGTTAGTTTCTGATAATTATCATCTATACTTTTCTTCGTCATTTCTTAGGTAGTGTTTTGATCTTTAATGCGTCTTTGAAATATTGTGGTGCATTATACCGTATTTGATCAAAGCATGAATCCAAAATATATGTTTCTGCCCAATCTGTACTATTTCTAATTGATCTGCCATATGCTTGAAGTAAATCAGCAAGAGCTTTCCAATTATACCATTCAGGTTTAGTTTCAAGTCTCCTCTTTATTCTCTTACTCATAAGATTAGGAAAAGGTACTTTTAAAATTATCTGAAATCTAGATAATTCATCTTTAAGGTCAATTCCATTTATCATGGATGGAGAAACTATAACTGTCTCCTTTTGACTTACGATATGTTTCTTAAGTGTTTTTTCTCTAGTAGCAGTAGTATGAAATAGAAGTCGCTTGTCTTTGACTTGTTCCTGTATCCACTTACTGAACTGATAAGTAGATGTATGAATTATTCCTTTGTGCTTTGCATTCTTTTTTAAAATATTTGCGATTACTGGTGCAGCTATTTTAAAAGTTTCGGCTTTATCATAATATGACATTTTACCAAATTTAGCGTAGATCACTGGTCGCTTCTCAGCATCAAATGGACAATCCAAAGATAGATATGTAGATTCTTCATTTGGTATTCCCATAATAAACGAGAATAACTCCTGGTCTAATATGGTACCCGACATTAGGACGATATGATCGTATTTATCCCAAAAGTTTTCTTTTAGATAAATGTTTCCCCATATAGGTTCAACCGTAATTCTAGTTTTACCGTGATTATCTAGATCTTTTTCAAATATCCAATTTGTTTTGTAATTCTCAGAATCGCCTACAAATCTGTCATATTTACATTTGATTTTATCTATGAAGTCTGCTTTCTTAGCCGCATCTAATTTCTTTTTACCTCTGAGATTCTTAACTCCAGATAAGTGTTCTTCAATCTTATTATCAATCAATGGAATAACTACATCTGCAATATATCCAGAAATAGCTGGAAGAGTATCTAATCGAGATATATCACTTTCCATAAATGGTTCCCAAATATCCATTAATTTTAAACTCCTTTCTGACAAAGTAGAAGCAATGAAGTCACAAAAAGTCTCTTCAAACATATTTGCTTCATCAATAATTAGAAGTCGAGCATCTCGTTCAAGAAAAAACTGTGGAAGATACATCATATATGACGTAGCTAGATGGAAATTAGTAAGGCTTAATGGACTTCTTGTGAATTTATTTTGAGCAATTCTATGAGGACATATTTTACAATGGTCATTATTTGCTCTATTAATCAATTTAGCTTCTCCACAATTTATTTTGTGTTTCCCACAGTAATAATTATTGTTTCCTTTTAGATTAGCAGCAAATTCGAAATCATCAACATATTGGTCCTGAAGGAGCTTGGTGTTGGTCAGGATATCAATCTTAGCTTTCTTATTATAAGTCTTAGTATACCAATGAGAAAGCATAATCGCAAAGAACGATTTGCCTGTACCCGTTGGTGCATCAATCATAATAAACTTCTTACCACTATTTATGGCAGAAGTAGTAAAGGCAAGCATTTCCTTTTGTTGTTTCCTCGGTTTGAAGTCTAGAGTTATTTCTGCCATGTAGTTAACTTATACACAGATAAGTCATTTAGTTTTGTGTGGATTAAGTATAAGATACTATTTTTTTTAGACAAATAGAAGATAAATAATAAAAAATCATGTACATAATGGCTAATCCAGTAATGAATTACGCACAGTTCATGTCAGCTTTTAATAGTGCTGATAAAAACTACCGAAAAAAAGCAAATGTTGCTGATAAAGGTAAAAGTGGTTCTGCAAAAGTAAACCAAGAATTGGGCGTAGGTCCAGTTAAGGGTGCAGGTACTCCAGCGATTAAGAAAGGCACGACTAAGCATCTTGCTCAAATTAAGAATAAAAAGATAAACTAAGTAATGGACATGACTCAGAAAGCCATAACAAGCTTTGATGAATTCCGTTTGTTAGAGAAGAAGGGAGATCTTAAGAAACTCGTTGGAAAAGACGAGGATGAAGAACTTACAGTAAATGACGCCAAGAAAATTGGCGTCAAAATCGCTAACATGGATGGACAAGACAAAAAGAAGTTTGTAGGTATTGCTAACTTCTTGGGTGCGTCATGTAACATATACAATACTCTTTGGAAAGCATACACTCATAAAAGAGACAGCAAAGAGAAGAAAGAGAAGAAATAATGTATCCACTTACTGAAGAAGCATATAGCGATAACGTATCTGCTAAAGATGGTGGATTCGTTTTTCAAGCAGTTGTGAGCCATGAAATAGTCTGGTCTATAATTAATGGAGTTACTCACATTGATCCTAAACAAATTAATGCTAAATTACACACGTTAGACATATTTCCAGATGTTAAACTGAAGGACGGAACTGCTACCTCAACTTATGTAATATTAAGTGAGGTTAATATTCTTAAGAGAAAGTTTGAGATGGCCAGTGAAGCTATCAAAAAACGTATTAATCCTGAGTATGCAAACATAATGGCCAACGAAGGTGAATCTGGTTTAAGTAGTACTAGAATTACTGAATTAAATAAGGAACACTTTGCTGGCACTAAATACACAGTTAATTTCACAACTGATCATTTAACTTTTAGAGAAGTATCAACAAGCGGACTTGATTCAGGAGCACCAAAGATAACACTTAAGGCTTCAACTGGAATGGTTGATACTTTAAATGGACAAAGAGTTAAAACTTGGGAGGCATTCAAAGTAAACGTAGTAGGTTCTCACACTTTAAATTTAGGACAAGACCCACAGCATCCTATTTCATCAATTAAAGAATTTGATGATATTGAAAATCAATATGATGTTATTTTTAGAACTATTCTTCCTAGTTTAATTCTACAATTCAGTGGAGATCAAGTATCAATAGAAACATACTCTAATCGTTCTTCACAAATCGCAGCGCACATGATGACTGACTTTGATAATTTGTTTGATATTAAAGATAGTTCAACAGCAGCTAGCGAAACTCCAACTAGAGGAGATAAATAAACTAAATAATCATTACAACATGGCCGGTTTACCACACTGGAGTAATTCTAAAGCAGCGACTGAGTATTGGGAGCCAATATTCGTCAATCAATTTGAGGTGATCATTACTCCACCTTCTGTGATAACTGATAACGTTGATTTATTGGTTGAACACGTTCTGACTCTTACAGGTCTTCCTGAACTTACACCAACTGATTTAGTTGAACAAAAGTATAAATTTGCGAAACGTTCATTCGGTTCTGCTATACCTAAAGACACTATTGCTGATTTAGCAATTAAATTCACAGTTAATTTAAACGATGACAATAATATGTACATTTATAATACATTACGTGCATGGGGAGATCTAGTATATGACCCATTAACTGGTCGTCAAGGACTTAAGCGTGATTATGTTGGAGAAATATATGTTGGAATCGCAAATAAAGAAGCATCTATTTTTAGAGAATTCAAATTTACACCAGTTATACCAAATGGTGCATTAACTCCACTAGACCTTGATTATAATTCTGATAAGCTTTATGATATTGATGCTAAGTTTAGAGCTGATGCTTGGAAAGAATCACGAATAGGACAAATAAACGTATAATAAGATGGAAGTATTTGACACAAAGAGAAGAGATATTCTAGATTTCGATCGATATATGGATTTAACTCAACCTGGATTCGGTGGACCAGCTTCAGGAGAACTATATAAAGACGATAAAGGAAATCGAATCAATAAAGCACCTAAATTAGCTCAATACCAACACACTATGGAAAGACACGAGCTGTTTAAATCGCCTCATTATGACTCTACATATAAAGCTGCTACAAATGATATTGTATATAAGCAAGAAGGAAAGAAGTCAACAAATTATGCTGATCCATATCATACAGCTATTCCAGTTAAAGTAATTGGAGAAGGATTCGCAATCACTTCATTTGATTCTTTCCTGAATGAGCAATATTCTAGAGAAAACCAAGAAACAATAAGCGTACGTAATATTGCGTTAGCTGAAGATGAACTTGATAAAAGGAAAATAGATTGGGATGGTTTCGGAGCTGCACCAAGTGGAATTAACGGTAAAGCCTTCACAAAGGATGGACAAGTTGTTGCATACTATGATGAAGATGCTAAAGACCTTATGATAGGATCTAATGCAGGAACAATGTCTGATGAAGATCATGCATCTATGTATGGAGATAATATAGAAGAGCCTGATGAGTCTGAACCACAAGATGACTATGAAAATTATGATGATGAGGATGGTGTAGATTTAGAAGGAGAATCTGATTTATTAAGTGCAACTGCACTAGATGATATAGAATCTGAACTTGAATCTTATGAAGAAGGCGGAGATGAGGACGAGGATGAAGAAGAAGGAAATGAAGTCCCTACTACTTCTGAGGAGTAACTAAAGTAGTCAACATATCTAATTCACGAAACGGCTCATCTTCTGAGCCGTTTTCTATTAAAGAGTAATCGAATTTAAAATCGACATACTCATCATTAATAAAATCAATTGTATTCAATATAACAGATTCAGAAAGATTTGAGTTCAAATAAATAACTCTTTTGTATTTTCTGCTTTTGGTATTTATGGCTTTATCCAGAAGTTTCTTTATTTCATAATTCAATAAAAACGATTGAATCTTATTAGGAACAATGAATTTTGACTTAAATTTATCCTTAATTATTTTACTTACATTCAGGATATAATCTTCCCTAGTTTTCTTCTCAAATACTCTAATGAAATATTTGTATTCTCGTACAAACACTATTGAGATATTGTGAATTACTTTTTCTTCTTCTGTGTGTTCTTCCTCCATATTATAAGGTAAGTTGAATTATTTCTACTCCAGCTTCTCTAAGTATTTTGAGACCCATTATATCTCGATATTCATCTTGATATACTACTCGTTTTATACCAGACTGCAGGATCAACTTAGAACATTCTTTACATGGAGAATATGTAAGATATAATGAAGCTCCGTCTGTACTTTGTGTAGATCTAGCTACCTTTAATATAGCATTAGCTTCAGCATGAAGTACATACCAATATGTCTCATTGTTTTGATCTTCGCAATCATTTGGAAAACCAGTAGGAGTTCCATTAAATCCATCAGAAATTATTGCACCATCCTTAACTATTAATGCACCAACTTTCTTGCGCTTACAACAAGAAAGATTCTTCCATTCTGTAGCCATTTTTAAATAGGCTTTATCGTATTTTAATTGCTTCTCCATTATTTGTTTTTAAATGTAATTGGAATATCGTTAAAAAGTATAGATGTTATGAATACTATTCCAAGCCATTGCCAATATGTAGGATCAATATTAAATAACTCAGATAGATTCGTACTATAATACACAGCCATGCAACAAGCAGAAAGAACTGCATATATTAATACTGCACTAATTCCAGCAGTCAAGGCTCCGGTTAATTTTACTTTAAGTTTTGATGTATCCATGAGTATAGTGGGTCTTCATAAAGAGTATCAGTCTCTTCATAGTTTTTAAATAATAATTGAAAATCTGATGTAGCATTACCATGAACATCAATAAGGTCTAATCCAACTGATGGAATATTTTCTGATTTGAATGGTAAATTTATCATGTCTGTGACTTGTTCAAAATGCTTTTCATAAATGTGGTATGAATGAGCATAATGAGTATATGATCCCATTTTAAGATCTGGGTATTTTGTTTTTAAATGAGAAAGCATTTGGCTTTGTAAAATTACAAAGAATACGAGATCCGTGGGTAATCCCCAAATAACATCATTACTTCTCATGTTTATACTCAAATTCAAACAATTGTCTCTTATTTGGAATATTCCAGTTAAAGTACAAACAAAATCTTTATTTCCTTCATATTGGTGTTTAGGCATATTGAAATGCATAATAGCTTGTCTGGTATCTTTATCTTCAATTAATGAATTGTATGCCCATTCATATTGAGTAATTCCAGTTAATCCATATTCTTTAAATAGTAGATAACCATATGCTGAATTTACTGTTCCATCACCATTATCTATGCTTTTCCAAAATTTAGCATATTTGGAAATGAACTCTACCTCTCGCCTACCCATGAAATACCATAGAAGTTCTGCAGCTATATATTTCTTCATAGAAGATCTAGCCTCTGTATTATATAAACAAGATAATGGATTACCTATTTGAAGAGCAACATTAGTGTTTTCATTTACTAACATATCTCTAGGTCGAGTATGATATTCTGGATCAGTCATCAACTCAATTAAACTATTTTGGTATACGTCAGCGAATGTCTCGCCATGATGCATTATCATATTTCAGTAAGTCTTTATATTTTATACACTAAATAGTGATCAAGGTTTAGCGATTTGATTAACTGTTTCAATCACTTCCATTTCTGAGAAGCCGTTTCTCTCTTTAACTACAATTCTAGTATCAAAGAATTCTTCTGGTAATGTCTCATGTGATACAACAAATATGGTCATTTTATATTTGTTTGCATACTCCCTAAGTATTTCCATGGCCATATACACATTATTCTTATCTAATGAGCTGAATATCTCATCTAAGAACATAATATTCATTTTGCCATGCTTCATCTTAATTATTTCGATGAATGCTAGAAGAACAATTAAGTTCATCTTTTTCCTTTGTCCAGTAGATAAAGCAGAAGGAGGAATATCCATTCCAAGATAATTAACAGTCGGGTCAAAATTACTATCGAATGAAAAAGAGAATTTGAATTCAAGTCTTTCAGATATGGCAGCGATCCTATTATTTAGAGTTGGTATAATCTTATTAATTAATGTTTTCTTTATACCAGACTCAGACAGGAGTATATCTAGAGTCGAATATAGCTCTACTTCTTCGCTCTTATGCTCATGATCAACAGAACTAGAATCAATATCTCCACTTATTGAATCAATGATGCTCTGAATAGATTCAGTTTCATCAGTTACCATATTAGCAATAATAGACGCTAAATCAGATTTCAAATTAGAAATATCGGCTTGAGCTCTATGATAATCAGCATTTGATATATTTTGAGATGCAATTAATTCCTCTAATTCAGCTTTCGCTAATTTAAACGATTTAGCTATTTCTGGAATATTATCTCGAAGTGTTTCTCTTTTTAATTCTAAAGTTTCCTTAATTTGATTTGAGGTATTAGATGTTAAGTCATTTAAGCAATGTGGACAAGTGTTATTCTTATATAGATCTAGATTCTTATCTACTTGTGCTACTTTTAATTGTATTGCCTTTGCACTATCTCTATAAGATAATGTTTTTTCTATGGCCAATTGAACTTCGTTCTTTTTCAGGTCGTTAGTTTTGGCCAGCGTCTCTAAAGAAATAGAGTCAGCCTTTATCTTATTTCTTAAGTCCTCTGCTTCTTTATCTTTCTTTTGAGTAAGTTTCTCCTTTAGTTCGTCTAATTGGGCCATAGATCTTTGTAGTGTAGATCTATCTTTTAATATTTGTGCATTAACGGTAGCTAATTCTTTCTTACTGTCGCTAAGCTCTTGTTTAACTACTGTTCTCATCTTAGAAAGAATATCAATTCCAAATATTCTATCAACAATTTTCTCTTTATCTACTCTATTGAGATTCACAAATGATTTAAAGTCGTCAAATGATAAACTTATTGTGTTACAGAAAACGCTAAATGGAATTCTAGCCAAATCGTCTTCTATAAATTCATCAACTTTTCGTTTATCTGGAAGATTAAATGGAACACCATCAATAATTATATTACTAAAATTTGGTGCTATTCCACGTTCAATATCTACAAGTTCTCCAGAGTTAGTTAGAAATTTAATACGAGTATATGCATTTTTGTTTATCCAATTTGGGATATCCTTCATTGCTCGAATTGCAGACTTGCCATAAACTGAAACAGTAAGAGCTTCTTTAATTGAGGATTTACCTGCGCCATTTGGTCCTTCGACTAATACTAATCTAGGTTCATCGCCAAATTTAAAGGTCTGCATAATATTTCCGTAGGAAATAAGATTTCTATATGATACTTCTAATAATTTCATTCGGCTGAGTCTGCGCTTATTGAATCATACACTTGTGTGAATTTTCCTTTTATTTTTCCAGCAGCATCTGATGAGATCTTCATCGCATTTATCTTCTCATCAAGTATATTAAAGATGTTATATTCATATGATTGGTTTAAATCTACGTCAGATTCTAATGCTGATTTGGAATTAGGTTTTGGTAAAAAGTCTAATCTGCGGTGTTTTGAATTATCAATAAGTTCAGCAAAATCTGCATATGGAAACTTAGAAGCTAATTCTGAATCTATCATAATATCGACAAAGTTATTGTTGAATTTCTCCTTAGCTTCAGTTAGAGTTAATTCCAAGATATCAAGCGCTTCATATTTGACGTGGACGGGAGAAAATAAGTTCTTTATGAATTTAATCGAATCATCTTCAAGGTTCAATACATAGAATCCCTTAGTATTTCCACGATCTCCTCTATCTAATTCATATGGAGTACCAGCGTATGTCGCATTTCCTTTATTTTGCCTAATATGAATATGTCCCATAAAAACATGCTTGAAATTCTCAAGATCTTTACGTTCTAGACCATGTTCCAATTTCATTCTACGATTCAAAGCAAAGGTTTTAACATCAGCATGACAGAAGATATAATCACAATCATCATGGGTTAGAACTTCATCTTTGATTTCAGATACTGATTCTATCCATGGAAGCATTAAGAATTTCTGACCATTTACATTAAGAACAGTAGTTTTCTCATATACATGGAAATTATCAATAGTCTTGTCTAATATAGTCATCGAGTTGACATCAGTTCTATCTTTGTAATAAACGTCATGGTTCCCAACGATCTCAAAAACTCCACGTTTGAATTTCTTACATAGAGTTTCAGCTATCATCAATGATTCATGAAAAACTCTGACATTCATTGATTCTCTAACATGATGCCAATCCCCAAGTTGAATAAGAATATCTCGGTCAGGATCAAAACCTTCTTCGTCAACTAGTTTGACGAAGTGGTTAATTAAAAAGTTTCTCTGTATTTCAACCCATTCTTTTGAGTTGTTGCGAACTCCAATATGAAGATCACCCAATATGAAAACCTTACGTATGTTTTCAATTGATGTTATCATTGATTTGATAGTGAAGCTAAGTCAATAGTTTTAAGGAGTTTATCCATATCCTTTTCCATTTTTCTGGCCTCAGCTTCAACAATAGTATGAACTATCAAGGATGTTTGGCTTGTGTGTAAATATAATCCTGAATTAGGTGAAGCATGTAGGAAAAAATATTGAAATATATTATCCATATTAATAACCGTCTCAATTCCTGAAACAGTTTTGACTTTTAGAAAGGTTCCCATTAGTGTATACGTTTTTTGTTCATCTTGCCATCTAAGAATTTATACTTCTCATTTAATTCAATAAGTAGTTTTTCTTGGATTTCTGTATCAAGCATATCAAATAATTTCTTATATTCATTCGAAGACAAAGCTGAGATTACTTCTAAAATATAAATTGAGCTATTGAATATAGATGAATCAGTTTCCTCCAATAATAACTCTTCTATTCTAAAGAAAATGAAATTAACTTGTTCTCTTTTTAGTTTAATCTTAGCTGATTTGGAGTCAGATGCAGCTTCTTCTAAAATAGTAGTGATTCGTTTATCTTTTTTAACGATATCAAAAATAGTATCTAATGTAAAGTTAGATTCTATCCCAGATTCATATTCGTAAATATCCTTTAGGTATCTATTAGCATAAGATGCTTCTACCTCTATTGATGATGTATATTGATATTCATCGTCCTCAGAAAGACCATCACCGGTTTTGTAGCCGTTTCCGAATATTTTATCTTCTTTAGAACGTCTTGAGTGTATTTCCTCATTTGATTCCTCACGATGATATGTGTTTTCTGTGTCGTCTATACTCATCCATATTGGATTATTTTATTGCGTCAAAGAGATTATCATAATCTCCTTCACCAGCTAATGTTATTCCATCATTCAGTCCAGAAGCAACAGCATTTGTTTCTGCTCTAATTTCTTCTTCTAGCTGACCGATTTGTTCGTCATCGCTATAGTATTCACTATTTATTCCAACTTCCTCAGTCAATCTAAAATAGTCTGTTCTCATTTCGAAGAACTTATAGCTTCCTTCATATCCATCATCACGATTTGCGATAACATTTATTTTCATTCTCTTCTCTAATGGACTTCTCATAATTCCATAAAGAGCATCAACTGTATGTACAAGTCCAAAGGACTCAGCTACTGAATCCATACTTAAGTCAAAGTTATTAACATCTTCTCTACGAATTTGAGTTGCAGTTATTATGCACCAATTGTTTCGTTGAGCAACTGCTCTAAGTTCCTCAGATATTTGCTTTATTTTAGAATATGAGCCCTCAGTTGCTTTAATTGAAGCCATAAGATTAATATAGTCAACAATAATAACTGTGAACTTTCGTTTTTCTTTAGCTTCAATACGCATAAAGTGATTTTCTATATCTACTGCAGTACAGCTTCCTGTACCAAATTCAGCAACATATAAATTTCCATCCTTTCCGTTCTTCTTAGCAAACTCTTCAAGTTTGACTTTAATTAGCTCTGCCTTATCTTCATCAGTGATTTGATTATAGTCATCTCCTTTAATATTTAGGAGATTTGAACCAAGCCGCTTCATATACTTTCGTTCAGATAATTCAACAGTTACTAGTCCTGTCAAGTTACCAACAGCTAATGACCGTGTAGCAACATTACCAAGTACAGTAGACTTTCCAACCTTTGGTCTTCCTTGAAATACTACTAAAGATTTAGGGTTCCAACCTCCGCCTTGTGTCTTGTCGAAGAATGGTATTCCAGTTGGGCTACCATTTTTAGGTACTTGTATGTGAGATAAGTGATCTCGAAAATTCAATCCACGATTTCCACTTGAGAAATTAATTGAAAGCTTTTCATTGATTGTGTCTCTAACTTTTTGAGTCACACTATCGATATTCTTAGGATCGATCTTAGTTGTCTTTAAAAAGACCGTCATATCAAAGAATGTCATATTAAGATTTCTCAATAATACGAAAGCTTTTACATAATCATAAAGGAAAGTATAACTGTGTTCCTTTATATTGAAGTCATATAATGCATTAAACTCGTCTGTCGATAATCCAGAAGTATTAAGATCACAAAAGCTTTTAAGCTCTCGTCTATTTGGGATCTTGTCATATTCTTTGAAGAATTTTAAAGCTAAGCGATAAACATTATGCTGATTATCATCATTGAAATATTCAGGATTTATAAGTACAATTAATTCCTTTCTACTCAAAGAGTCGTCATGTGATGGTCTCTTTATACTATCCTCATCATTATCTGGATTAAGTATAAAATTCCATACCATTGTCTCAAGCGACTCAATATTCTCTGCAAAATCTACCATTAATTTATTTTATAAAAGTATGTTAATCCTTTCTCTGTTATGTATATCGTCTTCTCTTCTACTCTTAAGAAGCCAGAAGTGATAAGGTCTTTAATACTTTTAACGGTTTTTTGCCTAAAGGTTTCATCTTTTATTCTCTCGCCGAAAATATATTTTAACGATTTGGTTGTAAATTTGAGTCCAGACATATCTAGATCTCGTCCCTTTGCTGCAATTACCTTTAATATGTACTGCTCAATATCAAATAGTACTGAGAACTTATCATCTTCTGAAACTTCATTATGTAACTTTAGATGGTATTTAATTGGTGTATCTGGAGATAAACTTAATATCATACTTCTTCAAGCTCTTCATCTTTTCCTAATGAATCAAATTCAGATTCTTCGTCATCTAGTATATCCTTCATAGTTGAATATTTAAACATTGGTTGAACTACTGATTCATCTAATTTTCTAAGAACAGGCTCAGTCCAAACCTTTGCTGTAAATAATTGTCTAAGCGGAATAGCTTCTCCTGTTTCTCTTAGGATATAATTATGAGCTTTAGATTTAGGTTGAAAATAATAAGTAACAATTACATCTTTGTCATCTTTGTCTTTTTCAGTAACATCAAATTTAGTGCAAGCTTCTTGTTCATGCTGCTTTAATTTAGACCATTGATTTTCAGTAAGTTTAGAACCTCGATCTACTCCGCAATTGCTAAAATTAAATGGTAGATAATGTAGTCCAACATATTTGTTCATTCCTTTAAGGAAACTAATATGGATTTCAATTATACTCGGCTTAGCTAATCTATTCTTATTTGTTGTAGCTCGACAGATTACTCCAGTCTTAAGATCACCTTCTTTAAGAGGTTTCTTTCCAAGCATAAGTACAACACTAGCTGCATACATTGGACCTTTACCTCCAGACATTGTACGAGTTGCGAACATTCCTGTTCCATCGTAAATATGACTTGTAAATAATAATGGAATTTTAAGATTTGATAATTCTAAAGTAAATGACTTAAATAAAGATCTTAATTCTTTTGCAGTAAGTCCCATATCATTCGCATTCTTACCACCCTCAGTATCAGTTACTTGTTTATTGGTTTCAAGCATAGTTACTGAATCAACTACAACCATTATCTTTATACCTGGATTATCAGTAGCTGTTTTTATTATGTTATGGATAAAAAACTTAAGTTCTGAAATAACTCCTATTCTTTTGTATTGTAGAAGATCAATATCAATTCCAAATTTCGTAAAATCAGTTGTATCTAATGCTCCTTCAGTATCAATATAAAATACCATGTAATCCATCTGCTGCGCTTCTCTAACAGCATTCATAGCAAGGAAAGTTTTACCTGTACCGGAATCGCCACTCATACCTGTACTTCTTGAGTTGGCATACCCACCAAATAGTGAGCCAGACATTAGAGCGTTAAGCATAAGATTACCAGTTGGAATAAACTCAGTAATATCAGAAAAGCCCTTTAGACCGCTCTTAGTTTTGTTATTTTTTTCTAATAGTTCATTGAATTTATTGAACGCTTTGAGGTTCGTATCGGATTTAGACATTTGCTAAAATGTTTATTATCTTTTACTCGAACGAGAACAATAGTTCTATTTCTGGAAATAAGAAAGCAGTATAAGGCTTGAGGCTAGAACTAGAGAGTCTGTGACGTCCCCATTTAGTATTCTGGAGAACCTGACTTTATCTATTGTATTACGAGATGATAATCTATTCTTACCTAAGTTATCATCATATGGGGCGTCCAGGTACCTAGTTAGATCTACGCCATAACATTTGTATCCTTTTGTGAATGGGACAGTGTGGTCTATTTTACCTAGGAAATAAATATCATTTACGTCTACGTCGCTTATTTTCAATTCCTTTGATATTAGCGATTCAACTACATCATAATATGAATCAGATTCGTTCTTATCTACTTTTCCTGTTATACATGTAAACTTATCAGAATTACCAAGATAATCTCGATATTTTGATAAGTAAACACATTTAATTTGATTGCTCTCATTTGAGCAAAATGGAATAAGCGCAATAGACTCTTGATCACAAGTTATTCTTCTAAATGAATCATCTTCCTTTTTAAAAGAAAGAACTGAATATTTGCCATCTGAATATTCTTCATTAGGCTCTATGTTTATATTAGTTTTTGGCTTTTCCATCTTCTATTTCTGTGATATTCATAGTAGGTACTGGAGCTTTCCTTTTTGGTTCTAGCAAAGTTTGCATAGAATCAGTAACTACTTGTTTATTTATCACAGATAATAGATATTCAGATAACTGTTCCAAGAAAACACTCTTATCTTCTGCATTATTATACATCATCTTAAGAAGCTTCTTGTCTGGAACTTTAACTTTAACTTTAATGTTTATATCAGTTTCATCTGAATTAAACATTTTAAACATATTTGGTGCTGTTGCTCTCGGTGGAGGAGGTGGATTCCTGTGACCTGGATTCATATTCTCCAAACCTGATCCTGGAGGAGCAATATTCTCTTTAAGATGTTCTGGAATATCGATAGGTCCACCGTCAGTTGGACCTTTCTCATGTCTAGCAGCAGCATTAGTTACTGGTCCAGCTATTGAATTTATTTCACTAATAGACATAGGTTTAGTATCTCCAGTAATCATTAACATGCTATTTGTAAGTTGAGCTGAATCTATTTGAGATCCATCATCAAAAATTGCACTGAACCTTCCATTCGATTGAGGTTTAATATCTCGACATTTTACTACTTTTCCTCGTAGCTGCATATCGTTAGTCTTTATCCATTGGAAACTATTTCCTCTAAAGTTTTCCATTAAAGACTGCATTCTTTCCATATCCATAACAGTATTGGTTTTTTTAAGCCAGTTCGTCCATAGATGTGGCGTCTTTCTTGTCAGCAATCGCTGCCAAAAATTCTGGATCGACTGGAGGATTGTTTTGAAGTAAGTCATAGCCAGTTGGTGAATCATGTATCATCACTACTGGTGGAGCTACACTATATTCATCTAGTTTTTTTCTGATTTTTCTGATGTCTGATCTACTAACATCATTTTTCTTTGCGTCAAAAAAGCCCTTAAGCCATCCAACAAGTTCATCGGTATGTGTCATTCTTCTTCATTATTTTTTATCGTATCTAAGACGATAGCCTTCAACTCTTCAATGTCTGAGTCAGATACATCAGATACATTGAATAAGTCGAATTTTATGTCTCGGGTTTTACTAGTAGCATATACTATTACGTGATAATCATCACCAAGTTTTGAACTTAATCCTTCTTGTGCTCCTTCTAGTGATTCTTGTCCAGCTTCTCTAGGAAAGCCTATGGTAAATATCGGTTTAGCCATTATGCTGCTTTTAATTTTTTCATTTGATCTTTTGTTTCAACTCGCTGATTATAAAGGCTAGTTAATATATTTCTAGCCATTGAATCTTTCCTATTATCAAATGCTGTGTTGTTCTTAGTTGTGATCTCTGTTCCATCTAATCTAAGCTCATCGATTTTTCCAAGATATGAATCTGGAGAAATATTGAATTGAATTTGAATATTTGGATACATTGATGCGAAATCATAACATGCAACATAAAAATAGTGACCTGGAATAGGAGGCATAACATATGCTCCAGCATATGTTCCTTGTTCTGGAGTATTACCCCAAGGAAGCTTCATCATTTTCTTATTTGCCTTTAAGAATTCTCTACATAGTAAAATCTCAGTTACGTATACTGGACTGAATGCTCTACTTACTTCGACTTGTGCAATATTTGCCATTTCGAAAGCAACATCTAAAAGTCCAAATTTATCTTCAATCATCTTAACAATAATAACGTCAATCACATTATATAAGGTATAAAGATATGCATCTTTTTGGAATTCATGATAAGTTTCATATCCATGATCAAGTTTATTAACATTAAGCGTGAGATTTCCAATGTAATCAAGAGTTAAGTTCTCTACTACTTTATATGGTTTCAATTGATCAAATATATCCATGTAATCAAGCATACCAAGGTGAGTCGGTATGTTATTCTTAGAGAATGTCTTACTTGTTGCAAAACCAGCCAAAGAATCTATTTTAAGATTTTTTGCCCTATTCATAAGATACTTCCAGTCATATCCTGTAAAGTTCCATCCAGTTAAGAATGAATGTTTAGGTGCAACTTTATGAAAATAAAATTTCATAAGTTCTTCCTCAGTTTTAAAGAATTTATGCTTAACCTTAAATGTCTGATTTAGAATTGCTCTATCAGATTCTTTCAATGGATTAATTGATCTAAAATATTCATGAACTTCATTTTCCATTTTTACAATGGTTTCTGGAGTTAATCCATCTGGAAATTCTTGATTCTCTAATGATGAAAGGACGTATAAAACATTGTCTTCATCACAGAAAGTAATAAGTCCAACTTCCATTGCAGCTTTTTCAGAATCTGGAAAATCATTACTCTCATCTACCTTTATCTCAATATCCATATATGCTTTCTTAGGAAAGTTATCATTATTATAGATGAGACCAGATTCAGCAGACGAGAACTTTTCAAGTATAATTTCCTGTATCCTATGTGGACTTACATATTGTGGTTTAGTTATTTGCTGTTTTACAGGAAGACCATTCCAATTTTGATCTTTAGTCGGTTGTTTTGATTCTACCCAATTAAAGAGTTCATGAGGCATTAGCCTCTTTTTGAAATAAGCAATTTTACCATTACTATCATAATAAGAGATGAGCAATGTTCCATCAGGTAATACTTGAGATCCTACAATCATATTTTAGGTTGAAATAACTCGTTAACATGTCCACAAGCGGCGCATGCAATCACTGGCATTGGTATAATTTGATCTTGTGTATCTCCAGTTAAGAACTTCGAGATCATTTTTATTTTAATTCTTTCTTGAGAGAAGACTTCTCCTTCACATTTTTCACATTTTGCCCATGGTGCTTCTCTAACAGCTTCTGCTGATATTGGAGCTGGTGCTGCAATTGGATCTCCTGTCACCGTTGGTTTTTGGTTTTCTTCGCCTTTTCCAGGCCCTTTTACTAATTCCATATTAATGGTTTTTTTAATATCCTCGAGCTTGTCTGTCTCGATTTTCTTTATTCTTAGACATATACATATTGAATAATTCTTCTGGAGTCATTCCAATTGAAATAGCTTGATTCATGAAGAAATGAAATATGTCAACTACTTCAAATTTGGCTTCAAGTTGATCAGTAGGGCTGAGATCAGAGAACTTCTTATCTCCAAAATTAGCATATGCTTTCTTCCAGTTCTTCCAAATAGCATTACCGTCTCCATCTTTAATGCCTCCAAGTGCATCAGTTGCTTCATGAATTTCATCAATTAGAGCATGGGTATTAATATGCCAAAAGTCCATAAGTTCTCTCAAACTCATGTCTTTAAAATTCATACCATATGTGTTCTCCTGTGTATCTTTTTGAAGTCGCATAACGTCTCCGAGAGTATCTGTACTTTCTGAGTATAAATCTTCGATCTCCAGTTCAGAACAAGTGTTATCAATATTAGCCATTTGCAGTAGTTTAAACTCTTATACTGACCGAGATCGATAGGATCTCTATTTTTGCGACATTTTTAGAATTCTAGAGACATTGATTGATAAATAATAAAAAATATCTGTACAGAAATGGGACAAACGATCAATCTAAATGATTACAAGGCCAGCGGCGTCTACACGGTAGAAGTCATAGATGACCAACAAGTAACATTACCACTCACAACAGGTCGACTGGTAGTTGGATCAAGTAGAATAGGACCATACAACACAGTAGTATTAATAGATTCACCTAGAACTAGAAAAGCAGTTTATGGAGATAATGACCCTAAATTAGAAAAAGCTGGAAGTTACTTCCATAGAACTATTGATATAGCTCTACGAGAAGGTCCAGTATTTGCATTAAATGTTGTCCCATTGGATACCGACACTGATGTGATTGCTAATAAAGATCAGGCAACATTCTCAACATTCAACACTGAAGCTTCATCAAATAATAATGAGGACCCAACTAGTGAATATCCTACTGTTCAATTCTTTAATCGACAAAAACTTTGGATCTCTACATCGGAGCAACTAAATAGATCTAAAAACTTGGCACTTGGCGATGATTTCATATCTAGTCCTGGTACATTAGGTCAAGTAACATTAGAATCAAATAAATTACTTTCATTTGTTAACTTAGGAAAAAGCAATGTAACTATATGGGTTAGAAAAGCTGATCTTCGTGGATATGATGTGACTGCGAAGGAATGGTATTCAACTGTTGCAGGTAGTGATATTGAATTTCCAGAATATGTGCATGAGGATGATTTCATCTCAGACTATTTCGTTGAAGTAATTGTACTTAATGGAGATTGGTCTGATAGCAAAAGACTTTCGACTGATCCTGCATACAGACAATTTTTTGATCCAAGCGGTCTTAAACAAGATAGATCAGCAGATTTCTTTGCACTTAGAGAAACTACTGTAATTAGTAGAACAATTGGATGTCTTATCCCAGATTTTAAAGATCAATCAGGAACAACTGTTGCTATTGATAGATTAGTAAATAGATCATTTCCAACTACTGGAATAATGTGTTCATTAGATGAAGACAAACTTGATCTTATTAATTTTGAAAATGACAACTTTGCTGATACTAATGTAGATACACATAGAGTTGATATTGTTGGTCATGGATATGACGAACTTAATTCACAAAATGTTTATACTGCAGATACTGGAGGAGAAACATATACTGGAAACGTAGCAGACCCGACTCCACTTATTGATACAATAAGTTATAGACGACCAGCAGATGCAGAACTTGTATATGTGATTGATAATAATCCTTCTGTTGCTGGATTAGTAACAGAAGCTAATTTCCAACTTGGATGGCAAGACTTTGGTGCTTCTACTTCAATAGCATTAGGTGAAGTATACTTAGTAGACCAAGGAACTAATGATAATATCTTAGTTGCGATGGAAGGTAGTGCGTTCTATAAATCATATTTTCAAGGATTTATCCAAGATGGAGATATTGTAAATGACGGTGTTACTGAATATTATGTTAAGATTATTGATAATCAAGCACCTGTAACTAGTACCGGTCTACCTGCAATTGATATTAATTATATAAGAATCCAATTATTTTTGGA